GTACAGTCGAAAGGGTTACTACAAGTGGCACGCAAGGTTTCGCCGCGCACGCTCGAACTGGCGAAGCGCGACGCGAGGGCGCTCGAACTGTTCCAAATGGGCATGACGTATCAAGAGATCGCCGATGCCAAATGGAAGGGCGGCACGCTGTTCAACGGCGACCGGGGCAACTGTTACCGCGTCATTCGAAAGCATATTCAGGAGGTCGTGCGCGAGCCTGCCGAAGAAGCCCGCACCGAAGAGCTGTTGCGACTGAACAGCTATCTGAAGTCACTCGGGCCGCGTGTGCTGCGTGGCGACGTGCAGGCGATCAATACCGCCCTGCGCGTGGGAGACAGCCGCGCGAAACTGCTCGGACTGTACGAGCCGATGAAGGTCGAAGCGTCCGGCCCGATGCAGGTCGTCTTCAGCGCCGCCCTGCAGTCGAATGCTGGCATGGCCGAGCCTGAGATGGACGTCGAGCGCCGCAAGTGATCGACGTCGCCCCGCAGAACTGCATCACGTACAAGTACGACCCGCACGCCGGGCCGCAGACGATCGCGCATCACACGTTCGTCGACGAACTGCTCTACGGTGGCGCGGCGGGCGGCGGCAAGTCGAAATTCGCCCGCGCTGCTGCGGTGCTCGACTGCCTGACGTTTCCCGGCATGCGTGCGATCATCTTCAGGCGCACCTTCCCAGACCTTGAACGTTCGGTCATCGAAGAGCTGAAGAAAGAAATCCCGACCGAGATCGCCCGCTACAACGCCCGCGAACACGCGTTCAGGTTCGCGAATGGGTCGGTGCTCGAAATGGGCCACCTGCAGCGGAAAGACGACCTTTACAAGTATCAGGGCGCCGAGTATCAGCTCGTCATTTTCGAGGAAGCGACGCTGTTTCTGGAAACGATGTTTGACTACATGCGTTCCCGCGTCCGTGCCGGTGGCGACGTAGCTGAGCTGTTCAAGCAGGCCGGACGCAGACCGCGCATGATCCTCACCGCGAACCCCGGTGGCGTCGGTCATCACTGGGTCAAGAAAACCTTTATCGACCCCGCCCCGCCCTACAAGGTATGGCGCGACAAGCCAACGAAGAACGAGCCGAGCCCGCCGACGCGCTGCTTCATCCCGGCGAAGGCGTCAGACAACCCTTCTCTCGATGACGGCTACGTGAACAAGCTGAACGCGATGTCGGAGAATCTGCGCAAGGCGTACCGTGACGGCGATTGGAACGTGCTTGACGGCGTGCGGTTCCCTGACTTCAGTCGCGGCATCCACGTGATCAAGCCCGAAGAGCTGCCGATCAGTCACGTCGGGCACCCGCGCGCGATCGGCATCGACTATGGTTCATCTGCGCCGTTCGCTGCAGTGTGGGGCGCGAAGCTGAGCGACAACCTGATCGTCATTTACCGCGAGCTCTACAAGGCCGGGCTGACGCCGAAGCAGCAGGCTCTCATGATCAAGGCGAGCGAAGCGCCTGACGAGCGTCGACCCGAGCGCCCGATCCCGCTCGCGCTCGACCCTTCCATGTGGGCGCGCAGCGTGCAGCAGCCCGGCGTGCCGAAGAATACCGACCCGAACATTCCGCCACCCGGCAGCATCGCCGCAGCGTACCGTGACGTCTTCGGCTCGTCGGTACGCAAGGCGCAAAACGACCGCATAGGCGGCTGGGCACTGATCGACGAACAGATCAGGGTACGCGAAGAAGACGGCTGGCCGCGCCTGCTGATCTACGACACATGCACGGAGCTGATCAGGACGCTCGAAGCGCTGCCGCGTGACGACAAGAATCCTGAAGACGTGAACACGCACGCAGAAGACCACCTGCCCGACGCCCTGCGCTATCTCGTGCAAGACCTGATAGGCAAGCCGTACATGCGCAAGATGAACGCATGGGACGCGGCGAAAGCGGCGCTCGCCGGTCGGCCCGAAACGGCGCAGCTGGCCGGGCGTTCGTTCTAGTCATCCCACACCCGCACGAGCCTGAAAGGCATGATTGAGCCATGGTGAATATCAACAAAGAGACCGGGACGCCGGGCGGCATCACACTGAATCCCGACAGGTGGTTCAAGCGCGGCGGCAACTCGAACGGCGACTACATTGTCGACCCGCTAGAGCGGAATATTGACCTGAAGTTCCCGGCGAATATCCCGGTGTTCGACGAGATGCGCACGACCGAAGGGCAGATCGGTTCCCTGCTGTCTGCGGCGACCCTGCCGATCATGGCGGCGAAGTGGCGGCTCGAAGGCTCGGACGTTCGCCCGAAGGTCATGAAGTTCGTCGAGCAGAACATCGGGCTCGCGAAGCCGGGCGAGTCGCTGGTACGCCGACGTCGTCAGGGCATCGTCTGGAAAGAGCACCTTGAACAGGCTTGCCTTTTCATGCCGTTCGGCTTCATGCCGTTCGAACAGGTCTATGACGTCGCGGACATCAGCGACGAGCTGCGCGAAGACTTCGATCAGGATTACGTGCTGTACCTGCGCAAGCTCGCCCCGCGCCTGCCGCGCACCGTGCAGCAGATTCACGTGAACCGTGACGGCGGGCTCGCTGGCATCACGCAAGAGCCGCTTGTCGAGCGCGGCTTCGAAGACCCGACATTCATCGGCGTCGAAAACCTTGTCATGTATACCCTGAAGCGCGAGGGCGCCGACTGGACCGGGCGCAGCATCCTGCGGCAGGCGTACAAGCACTACCTGATCAACGACGGGCTCGTGCGGCTGGGCGCGCAGATCGCCGAACGCAACGGCATGGGCATCCCGGTCATCGAGTACGACCCGAACACTTGGAACGCCGAAGCGGCTGAAGCTGTGGGCGCCGAGTTCAGGGCCGGGGCTCGGGCGTCGCTGGCCGTCCCGATCGGCAGCAAGGCGCGCCTGATGGGCGTCGAGGGCTCGACGTACGACCCGCTGCCGATGATCAAATACCACGACGAGAAGATCGCAGGCTCGGCGCTGGCGATGTTCCTGACGTTGGGCCATGACGCCGGGGCGCGCTCGCTGGGCGACACGTTCGTCGACATTTTCACGCAGTCTGTGCAGGCGATCGCTGACAGCATCGCGTCGACGTTCACGGAGCACGTAATCCGCGACCTTGTCGAGCTGAACTTCGGCGCTGACGAGCCTTACCCTGTGCTCGTGCCGGGCACCCTGTCGGAGAATAAGAAGATCACGTCGGCGTCGCTGAAAGAGCTCGTCGACGGCGGGATCATCAAGGTCGACGACAAGCTCGAAGACTACGTCAGGCAGTCCGAAGGCTTGCCCGAGCGCGACCCTGAAACAGCCCGCGAGAAGGCCGCGCCGCCCGCTGCGGCACCTGCAGCCGGTGGCGTCATCCCTGCGGCCCCTGTGGCTGCTGACGCCGTACCTGTGCAGCTGTCTGCCGGGCACGAGAGTGAGCTCACGAAGATGATGCAGCGGATTATCGAGCTGCGGACGGGCGACCGCGAATAATGTGCCAGCTGTGCGCCACGGCGCAGGGCGAGCTGCTGCTTGCCGAGATGGAACGCGAGCTAGTGCTTGCCGAGTCCGACGCGGGCCTGTCCACGCCGACCGCTGTGCGCCCGCTGAACGCGAACGAACGCCGGGCTAAGGTGCGCTTCGGCGACATCGACGATATGGAACGCATGGCCGAGAGTCGCGCAGCTGGCTCACTCGTGGGGCTGCGGGCCGAAGTGAACGACGCGCTGCTTGACGAGCTGTTCGCGGAGGGCGACGCCGTGCGCCCGCAGGTCATCGCCGACAAGCTCACGACCCTGCTGCAGCAGCAGCCCGAGCGGGTAGGCCGCGCCGTGCAGAAGGCGCAAGCCGCGATGGTGGCGATCCTACGCGACGTCTATGCCGAGTCCGCGAAGACCGTCATCGACGAAGCGAAGCGGCAGGGCTCGAACGTGAAGCTGCTCGATGACGCGCGCCTGCGGTTCGCTGAAACGGATTCGGGCATATTTGATGCGCTGGGGGCCGCTGTCGCGTCGTATTTCTGGCAGCGTGTAACGGGCGTACTGCAGAAAGAGCTGCTTTCGCCGACGCGTCTGATGCAGCCGAGCATGGCGCGTGAAGACGCTGAAGAGATCGTCGCGGGCATCGACCCTGCCGGGGCGGTGGATCAGGCCGCGCAGGCGATCCATGCCGCGAGGGGCGCCGGGCGGTACGATCAGGCCGCTGAGTTCGAGCCCGAAGAGATATGGGCGTCTGAGCTGATGGACGGGCGCACGTGCCGCCCCTGCGAGCTCGTCGACGGCAAGGAATATGCCACGCTGGCCGAAGCCCGCGTCGAGTACGAGAGCGGCGGATACGGGGCATGCAAGGGCGGCGCACGCTGCCGTGGCACGCTCGTGATGATCTACGGCGATCCGCCCGTACGCCCGGCTGAGCCCGAGCCTGCGCCCGCGCCGGTCGAGCCGAAGCCGAAGACGCCGCGAAAGCGCACAGCTGCGCCAAAACCCGCAGATAGCACAGCTGAGCCAAAACCGAAGACGCCGCGCAAGCAGCCGGGCCTGCCGTCGCCCGAACTGCCGACGCATACGCCGGTCAAGCCGCTGCGCCCGGTCGACCCTGACGGGCGTCAGCGATTCTTCAGCCTGCGCGAGCTGCCGATCAAGAAATCGAATGTCATCCTGCCGGGCACGGTCGACGCCGACATCGTGAAGCACCTGACGCCCGCGAAGCGCGCCGCAGCTAAGCGGCTGGCGAAGGCGTCGGGCCTGCTCGATGAAGCGAAGCTCGTGAACCCGCTCAATAAGGCGAAGGCATCGACCCCGTTCGCCTATACGTCGAACTGCTCGAACTGTGTCACGGCGTACGAGATGCGGCGGCGCGGCTACGACGTAAACGCTGCGATGATCTACCAAGACGGGCGCAGGCCGCGCGACTTCGTCGATGCGTGGTGGTCCGACCCTGAAGGCGGTTCGCCGTCGATGGAGTTCGTCAGCAGCAGGCGCGGGCTCGAAGACTGGGCTGACGAGTTCCCTGACGGCGCTCGCGGCTTCGTCACTTGCGCGTGGAAACGGGCGGGCGGCGGTCACGTCTTCAGCTGGGAAAAGGTAGATGGGAAGATCGTCTACATAGAACCGCAAACGCCGGACAATCCGAACGGAGAACGGCACTGGGCCAACGTCAAGCCTGAAAGCGTCATGGCTGTCAGGATTGACGATATGGTGCCGTCCGACGCCGTCACTGAAGCACTGGAAATCAAGGGGAAGAAATGACACTGACAATCGCGCAGGCCGTGGAAGTGGCGCTCGTCGAGCTCGCCAAAACATGGGACGCCGACGACGGCACGCTGCACGTCGAGATCACGCTCGAAGACGCCGATGACTTCATGGTGAACTTCGGCGCCCGCGAGTGGATCGTCGACGGCAACCCGGCGTATATCCTCATGGGCGACGTCTTCGCGTTCGTGAACAAAGAGACGGGGCAGCTGCGCCGTGCGTCCGCTCTCGACGACGCAGACGCTCGCAAGCTGGCGATAATGACATCGGTGTAATTCTCGTGTTAATGTGAGCTTGCCTGTTTGGGAAGACGGCTTGACTGGGGAGTCTGGGAAAGGGCGGCGTCATTGCGACGCCGCCCTTTCTTGTGCCAGCTGATCGAACACGCCCGGCGTCCCACACTCGCGCAGCCGGGCGCTTCACAGTGGAGTCATGACGAAGACCGCAACGACGACATTCAAGGGCGTCGAACTAGCAAAGGTCGGGCACTGGCTTTCAGGCCGGGGCGCCGCGACCGTCACACAGGCGCATCTCGAAGGCGCAGTCGCAGCGTACGCCGACCGCGAGGTCGACCGGGGCGCTATCAAGATCGGGCACGAAGGGGCTCTCGCTCTCGGCGACGCTCACCCCGCCGCTGGCTGGGTCGAGAATCTGCGCCTGTCCGCTGACAAGCAGACGCTTATCGGCGATCTTGCCCATATCCCGTCGAAGATCGCGCAGATCATCCCGCGCGCTTTCCGGCGCCGGTCGGTCGAGATGAGTCTCGGCGTCACGACTCCCAGCGGCAAGAGTTACGCGGCTGCGCTGACAGCACTGTCGCTGCTCGGCGCGAAGGCGCCCGCCGTCAAGGGACTCGACGACATCGCCGAGCTGTACGCGTCGGGCGATTCGACGGCTGAAGAGACGATTGAGCTGTCTTACGACGACACGGCAAGCGTCCCACAAGGCACGCCGGATAACGGCGAGTCTGAAACTGTTGAATCAAACACCAACGAAAGGACTGCGGACGTGGCATTCACGGAAGCACTGAAAGCAAAGCTCGGGCTGGCCGCTGACGCGACCGACGAGCAGGTCACTGCGGCTCTCGAAGCTGCCACCATCACGCCCGCCGCAGCACCCGCCGAAGGCGCCGCACCCGCCGCCCCTGCAGAAGGCGCCGCAGCACCCGCTGCCGCTCCCGCCGCACCGGCTGCAGCTGCCGCCCCTGCCGCTCCCGCTGCGCCTGCCGCACCTGCTGCCGGTCAGACTCAGCTGTCTGCCGCGCCGGGCGTCGTGGCCGTCAGCGAGGTCGTGCTCTCGGGCATGACTGATCGACTCGCCACGCTCGAAGCTGAAGCAGCTGAGCGCGCCCGCAAGGACGTCATCACTCTCGCCCTGTCGTCCGGTCGCATTGCGCCCGCCGAGCAGAAGGCGTGGGAAGAGTCCCTGAAGCGCGACCACGAAGGCACCGCTGCCCTGATCGGCACGCTGCAGCCGCGCTTCAGCACGATTGAGCTCGGCGCCGAAGACCCGGCAGTCGCGAAGACGGCACAGGATACCGAAGACGCCCTGCTGAAGCTGGCCGAAGAAAAGGGCATCTGATCGCGCAAGCGTTCAGATAAAAGGACTTAGGAGAAAAACACATGTTCGGCAAAGCAAATCAGGCTTTCGAATACTACAGCGGCAGCGATGCGATCACTTGCGAAGCTGTCGGCGCGATCACCGGCAAGACGTTCGTGAAGCTCGTCGCAGGCGGCAAGGCTCAGCGCCCCAAGGTTTCGACCGCAGGCGCAGGGGAGCGCGCTTATGGCGTAGCTGCGTGGGACGCTGCGACTGGCGAAGCGCTCACCATTGTGCGCGTCGGCGTCATCACCGTCACCGCAGGCGAAGCGCTGGCATCCGGCGATTACGTCGCTGTCGGCGCAAACGGCAAGGCAGTCAAGGCTGCAGCCGCGCCCGCCGTCACTCTCGGCGCTGTCCACGAAGACACGCCGATCAACACCGACGCGCCCGTCGCGCTGTCCGTCTGAGTCTGAAAGGGATTCGAAATGACACTCACTTACCCTGCGCCCGCTCCGGTCGTAGACCCGAATAAGCCGCAGCTGACCGTCAACGCCCTGCTGAAGGCGCCGAAGGTCATCGCGAAGCGCATCATCACCCCGTCGCAGAACTTCCTGTCTGACGAGCTGTTCCGCCCCGACACCAACGACTCGGGCGTCGTCATTTACAACTCGGCGAAGAAATCCGACATCTACCCGAAGCGGGGCGATGTTCAGGAGATCGAGCCGGGCGGCGAGTTCCCGATGGTCGACGTCGACGAAGAGGGCGCAGAAATGGCGCTCTCGAAGAAGCACGGCGCCGGTTACATCGTCACCGACGAAGCGGCTCGCCGCAATCAGCTGAGCGTGATCACTAAGGGCAACCTGAAGGTTCGTAACGCCCTGCTGCGTCAGGACGCTTACCGCTGCCTTGCTGCGTTCCGTGGCGCCGTCCCGACCGTCAACGCTACGGGCGATTGGACCGAGCCGCGCAACTGGCGCGTAGACCTGCTGCGCAATCAGGCAGGCGTGCGCAATCTCGGACTCGGGTACAACCCGAACGCCGTGATCATCTCGCCGACGACCGCGACTGACCTGCTTCTGCTGGCCGAGCTCGACAACCTGCTGCCGCGTGAAAACAAGGCGCTGAACCCGGTCTACAACCCGACGCTGTCGGGCCTGCTCAACTTCAATTGGATCGTGAACGAGTTCGCGTCCGACGACGAAGCGATCATCCTTGAAACGAAGATGACCGGTCTCAACTCTGTTGAGAAGCCTTACGAAGTTGAGGTCGTGCGCGAGGGCAACCGCAAGCGCGAGCTCGTGCTTGCTGACAAGTGGAGCGTGCCTGTCATCGACGAGCCCGAGTCCGCTCTGATCATCACCGGCATCCGAGGGGAATAATCATCATGGCAGCACGCAACACACGATCCACCCGTACCGCTGCGAAGCCTGCCGCTGCTGCGACGGCGTCGAGTCTTGAACAGGACTTGACGCCGCCGCAGACTCTCGCCGAGAAGTTCGGCGTCGAGAAGGCCGCGCCCGTTCCGAGCAACGACGAAATCGAAGCTCTGAAGGCCGCAGACGAAGCCGCAGGCGTGGGAGTGGCTGAGACTACGCCCGACGCCCCGGCAGGCGAGCAGGAGCCCGCCAGCGAGCCGGGCAGCGACGCTGACGAGACGACTGACGCCGAAGCCGATGCGAACCGCGCGGCTGAGCTGCAGAAGTTCGTCACCGGGGAGATCGAAGAGCAGAAGGCCGCAGAGCCCGAGCCCGTCGTACTCGACGTGTCCGGCGCTAAGGACTTCGGCGGCGACGTCGTCGTGCAGGTGCTCTTCGATTACTACCGCGTGAACATCGGCGAACGCGAGACGGGCATCAAGTCGAAGCTCGCTCACAAGGGCGAGCTGATCCGCGTCGACGAGAAGACTGCTGAGCGCGGCGTGCGCATCGGCGGGCTTCGGGAGATCGAAGGCTAAGATCACATGGCTGATCCTCAGAAATGGGGCGTCACTGTAGATGAAGTATCTGCACTGGCGCCCCATATCGGGCTCTACAGCTCGACGACAGAACCCGAGACGCCGGTCGATGACGTCTTCGGCGAGACGGCTAAGGGCAAGGTGTCCCGCGATGACGTTGAGAAGTTCATCGTCGACGTCGCGGGCCGCGTGTCCGTGCGTCTCTGGCAGCTCGCCCGTCTCGTGCCGGACACTGAGCCGCGCAACGTTTTCGCACAGGCGTGCCACGACCTGACGGTTACCGGCGCAGCGCACTATCTCGTCGCTGCGGCGTTCCCGTCGAACGCTGGCGTCAATGACGATTCGAGTCTTGCCGGGCTGCTCTGGAAGCGGTTCGAAGACGGGCTCGATGACCTTGCGGCGCAGCTGGCCGCGATCATCGACGATGGAGATGACACAGTCGTGCTACCACGCGTCCCGAAGGCCGTCGTGACGGGCACTTTCCCGGCCCCTATGTTCCCTGACGGGCTGCGCTGGTAATGACAACTGTTCGTTTCTCGGGCGCGGGCTTCAAGCCTTTCACGATGGTGCTGGATCGCTTCAGCGACCGGCTGGAAGACTCAGAGCCCGCGTTTCGGGCAATGGCCGAGTTTCAGGTGCGAACGGTCAACGCCCGCCAGTTCAAGCAGCAGGGCACGCCCGAGACGGGCCGGTGGGCGCCCCTGTCGCCGCCGTACGCCCGGTACAAGGATCGAGTGCGGCCCGGTCGTCCGATCCTTGTCTTCGACGGCGACCTGCGTGAAGGGCTGACCGTCCCCGGCAAGGGTATTTTCGAGACGTACGACAAAGGCTTCGTCGTGGGAACTGACCTGCCTTACGCGAAGTATCACCAAAAGGGCACGCCCATTATGCCCGCCCGTCCGCTGTTCGGCAGTATCCGCCGCTCGGACGTCAAGCAGTTCGCTAAGCTGCTGCAGCGCTGGATCGTCGAAGGGACCATATAACAATGCAAGGCTCAGAAGGCGTTTCGCGAGCGGTTGTCCGCAGGATGCGGGCGGCGATGCCCGACAAGCTCGCGGAGCTGCGCACCCGCTACGGCGCAAGTGTGGCGAAGCTGCCTAACTTCGTCGCGATCGAATCCGACGAGCTCGACATCATGAGTCTCGAAGAGTTCCCGGCGATGTTCGTCGTGCCGGTCAACACGAGCGGGCGGCAGGACAACCGGCAGACCGAAGCGACCGGCACTTACGACGAGTACAGCTTCACGTACAACCTGCAAATCTATGTCTACGCTCGCGGCGATGACTACAAGAGCACAAGCCTGCGCGTGAAGCGCTACACGCTCGCAGCTCGGGAAGTGCTGCTGCAGCAGAAGGTGCTGCTGCACGAAGGCGGCGACAGCCTGACGGTAGAGCCGCGCACGATCAGCGAAAACTACTCTGCGATGGGGCGGTCGCCCGAAGGCAACAAGTTCATCGCGGGCGCTTACATCGACGTGCAGATCGTCGGCGAAGAGCGGCTGCAGTCCGTGCTCGAAGACGTCGAAGCCGAAGTCGAGACTGACGTCGTCGTCGTGCCGCATTACTCTGGCCTGCCCGTCTGGAACGACGGCGTATAGGCGACACGCGCCCCGTCCCACAAGCGGGCCGCGAAAGCCCGCAGAGTGAAGGCATGAGTAAAGCAACGACCATTCACAACGCAATGGCTCACGCGCTCGTCGTCGACACAGCCGGGCACATCGTCGGCGGCGGCGAGTCCGCTGACATCGAGCTCGACACCGTCACGTATCAGCTGATCGACCGTGGCGACATCGTCATCGTCGAGAAGCCCGAACCCGAGACGGCAGACGAGCCCGAGAAGAAAACACGAGCATCGCGTCGTTCCGGCGCCGATGAGAAAACAGGAGACTGATTATGGCTATCGGCGTCGAAGTAACAACTTCTCTTCGCTCTGGTCCGAGCAATCCCGGCGTGCAGTCGGGCCGCTTTCACGTCGCGGGCCTGACCGCTAAGGGACCGACCGGCAAGGGCGTTATCGTCCGCTCGCTGGCGCAGTACCTTGCGACGTTCGGCGACCGTACTTCGTTCAGCTCGGCGATGTTCGACACTGCCCGGCTTTTCTTCGAAGAGGGCGGCAGTGAGCTTGTCGTTTCCCGCGTCGTCGGCCCTGCCGCGACGAAGGGCACGCTGACGCTCAAAGACACGCTCGCGGTGAACACGCTGAAGATCGACGCGATCAATCCCGGCGCGTCTTCGTCCGCGATGACTGTCGAAGTGAAGGCTTCGGGCGGCACGTTCGAGCTGATCATCAGCGAGGGCTCGACGGTCGTTTCCCGCTTCGCTGGCATGACGTCGCCCGCTGACGTCGTCTCTGCGGCAGCGACGAACCCTTACGTCAAGGTAACGTCGATGGGCTCAGTTTCGGCTGCTCCCGCGAACAACCCGGCAGTGCTCGCACCGACCGCCCTGTCGGCTGGCGCGGACGACCGCGCCGCCGTCACCGCCGCCGTTGTGGTGTCCACGCTGGACAATGCCGGTACGCTCGCAGAGGGCGGCGCCGTGGCTGCGCCGGGCTACACTGTGGCGACGATCGGCGCGCTGCTCGCAACGCACGCGAAGACGTACAACAAGATCGCGATCCTGTCGCCCGGCGTCGGCACTACACAGGCCGAAGCCGTCGCAGCTGGCGCGGCCTTGACGCCGTCCGTAGCGAACGAAGCGGCGGGCATTTTCTGGCCGTCCGTGGTCATCCCTGACGGTTCCGGCACCCGCGCGATCGGCCCCGAAGGTTACGTCGCAGCTGTGCGAGCGAAGGCTCACCGCGACGTCGGCTTCTGGAAGGTTCCCGCAGGCGACACTGCCCGCATGCGCTGGGCTCTCGGCACCGACGTGCAGCTCGACGTCGCAGGCAACAACCTGCTCGCGAACAGCTACGTGAACGGCATCGTGACCACCGGCACAAACGCGCGGCTGTACGGTTACGCGTCACTCGCTGCCGATCGCGACAATCTCGGCATGCTCACGGCTCGGGACGCGCTGAATAACCTGCGCCTGCAGGTGTCCGCCGCCCTTGAACCGTTCGTGTTCGCCGTGCTCGACGGTCGCCGTCATCTGCTCTCGCAGGTCGAAGGCGCGGTCGTCGGCGTAGTCGATCCGATCAGCAAGCGGAACGGCTTTTACGCTCTCACGGTCGACGGCGAAGAGGTCGACCCCGGCTACCGCGTGGTAGTCGACGAGAGCATCAACACCGTCACGGCGGCGAGCGAGAACAAGGTGCTCGTGTCCGTTACCGTGCGGCTGTCTCCCACGGCTCAGCTTATTCAGGCTGAGATCATCAAAGTGCCGCTCGCGGCTGCAGTCTGAGAGGGGCTGAATCATGGGTAACGGAACACTGAAGGCCACGAAGCGGCAGTACATCGTTTCGATCGCTGGCATTCCCGGCAACTGGCGCACATTCAGCGGCGCAGCTGCGTCGTCTGAAACTACGAAGGATTGGGACGGCGGCGCTGACCGTCCCGACATCATGGGCGGGCCTGTCGAGTATGACGACATCGAGGTACTGCGCACGGTGTCGCCGACTCTCGATGAAGAGTGGATCGCCCGACTGCGCAAGCGTGTCGGTAAGGACACGTTCACGATCACGAAGCAGCCGACCGACCGCGACGGCATCAAGGTCGGGCGCCCCACGGTTTACCCTGACTGCTTGCTGAAGGGCATGCAGGAGCCCGACACGGACGCGGCATCTTCGGACGCGTCCGAGGTCACGCTGACGTTCGCCACGTCCGGCCCTGCCTAAACCACTCGGCGGCGCGTAGGTGGTGCGCGCCGTCGAGTACCAAACGTGGGACGGCGCCCTGTTCGAGCTTGCTCAGTATCGAACACGGCGACCGTCCCACACTTGCGTCTGCAGACAGGTGAGTATCGAAGGACAAGGGCACGCGCCGCGCGTGTCACTGAGCAAAAGGAATAGAACACAATGACTGAAGTATTCGGCACCGTAGATAACGACACTCGCGAGATCGCAGGCATGGAAGGCGACGGCGAACCGCGCCGCCGTCACCTTGTCGACGCCGAGCCCGAGCAGGATAAGACCGCCGTCGAGCGCTCACTGTTCGACGAGCTGGCCGAAGAAGCTGAGCGCGAGCTCGGCAAGTTCGTTCACTACGAAAACACGCTGCGCCCCGGCTACTACATGCGGTTCAGTGCGGAGATCGACGCGAAGGAGCTGAAGCGGTACGAGAATCACACTCTCGGCACCGGCAAGCGCCGCCGCCCCGAAGACGCCGACCTGATCAAGGGCAACGCCGTGATGCTCGGCGAGAAGTGCGTCGCGATCCTGAAGGGCGGCATCGAAGACAAGCACATCATCGCCGACCCGAACGACGGCGGCGAAGACCTCATTTTCCGCAGCGAGTCGTTCGTGAAGCTCTTCGGCGACGGCGACGGACGCGTGCAGACTGCACTGCAAAAGTTCCTTGGCGACGCGCAGATCATGAAGATCGCGGGCGCCTTGCTCGAAGAAGCGGGATACACGGATGAAGCGCAAGCAGTGGACCCTACCATCGCCTGATCGAATGGCTTTCGGAAAACGGCAGGTTCAAGCAGTCCGCGCGAGTCGCGGGCAAGCTGGGCATAGACCCGGCGCTGATCCTGTTCGAAACGAACCCGAAAGCCAACGCCGTCAGAACAGCGGCGGCGCTCGTCTATCAGGCAGACGAAGAGCGCGAAGCGGCACGAGAAGCCGCTAGGCGCGCAGCAAGATCAACGTAAGCAACGAAGGGAATCGGGCGGCGCATGTCAGACGAGAATAGGGTCGTCCTTACGGCGGCACTAAAAGATGAAATGTCTGCGCCGCTCGATTCCCTGCAGGCAAAGGTCAAGTCGACCGAGAAGGCCATTGTCGGCTCAGCTGGGCGGCAGGCGTCTGCGACGAAGTCGGGATCGACAACCATTCTGAACGCCCTGTCTGGGCAGACGACGGCGACGTCGCGACTCACGAGCGCATGGTCGCGGGTCAGTAGCTCGGCGTCGGGCGCGTGGAACGGGGCGAAGTCCGCCGTCGTAAGCGCGGGCCGCAAGATCATCGAAGCATCCCGGCAGGCCGGTGAGAAGTCCGGCGAAGAAATGGGGTCGGGCTTCGGCTCGAAGCTGAAGGGCGTCGTGGGCGGGCTCGCTGCCGCCGCTGGCGTCGCTTCGATCGGTCAAGGCATGAATGCCGCCGTCGAATCTTTCAGCGCCTTAGAAGACGCTACAGCGGCGGCGGGCACAATCTACGGCGAGAACATCAATAACATCGTCGCGCTGTCGAAGACCGCAGGCGAAGCGCTCGGCTTGAATCAGGCGCAGGTCATCGAAGCCGCGCAGACGTACGGAGTCTACGGCAAGTCTGCAGGGCTGGCCGGTAAAGACCTTGAAACGTTCAGCACAGACCTGATCACCCGAGCGGGTGATATGGCGTCATTCTTCGGCAAGTCGCCCGAGCAGGCGATCGAAGCGATCGGCGCCGCCATGCGTGGCGAAGCTGAGCCAATCCGTGCTTTCGGCGTCATGCTCGACGACGCGACGATGCGGCAGAAGGCGCTCGAAATGGGCCTTGTGTCCACGACGAAAGACGCGCTCGAACCGCAGGCAAAGATCCTTGCGGCGCAGGCTCTCATCATGGAAAAGTCGAGCATCGCAGCTGGCGACTTCACGAACACCATGGACAGCACGGCGAACATCGCGAAGCGCCTGAACGTGGCGCAGACGAACCTGTCGGCGAAGATGGGCGCCCTGCTCGCCCCGGCGTTCAACGCCGCCCGGCTGAAGGCTCTCGGCGCCGTCAATGGCATCTCAGCTTTCATCGACAAGATCAATGCCGCGAAAGAGGTCGCCGCCAGCGGCGGCACGTCGCAGGACATCGCCGCAGCGCTCGGCTTCGGGCCGGGCGTCTCGAAGGTCATCGCCGAAGGCATCGGCAGCGTGCGGGCGTTCAAGGCTGCTGTCGCGTCCCCGATGGACGGCGTCACGTCTGACGGCGTCGCTGGCGTCTTTGAGCGCGTCGGCATTGTCGTCGGGCAGGCGCGTCTCGGCGTCTCTGCATTCTTCGCTGCACTGCAGGGCGGCGGCGTGACGAGCGACGGCTTCGTCGGCATCATGGAACGCATCGGCACCGCCCTAAGCAACCTGAGCCCGGCGCAGTGGTTGGGCATTGCTGGCGGCGCGGGCCTGCTGCTCGCGAGCTTCGGCAAGTTCGCCCCGATGCTGGGGCCGCTGCTGTCGATGTTCGGCGGACTGTCCGGCGTTGTGGGGCAGCTGGGCGGCGCCCTGAAGTTCCTGCTCGGGCCGATCGGCCTGATCGCCGGTCTGCTGATCTACGCGTACAGCACGAGCGAGCCTTTCCGCGCCGCAGTGAATCAACTGCTCGGCGTGCTGCTGAATCTGGGCGTCACGCTGATGACTTCACTGATGCCGGTCTTCACTCAGCTGACGACGACCGTGCTGCCCATTGTGGCGCAGCTGTTCAGCTCGCTCGTGCCGATCCTGATTCAAATTCTCATGGCCGTGATGCCGATCGTGACGACCGTCGCGACGCAACTGCTGCCGGTCTTCATGCAGCTGATCGCCGCCGTGCTGCCGCCCCTGATGTCGCTGCTGTCGATCCTTGTGCCGATCTTCGGGCAGCTGCTCGGGGCTGTGGCGCCGCTGATCCCGCCCGTCATGGAAATCGTCTCGCTGCTGCTGAATCTGGCGATGCAGGTCATCACGCCGCTGATGCCTATCGTGCAGCTGCTCGCGACGATCCTGTCGACCGTGCTCGGCGCCGCGATCAAGCTGCTGATGCCAATCATCGAGTTCCTGCTCGACGGCTTCGTTGAGCTCGTGACATTCCTGAAGGGGCCGCTCGGCGAAGCTATCAAGTGGGTCGGTTCACTGTTCGAGGGCATCGGCAAAATCATCGGCGACGTAGCGAAAAACGTCGGCGACTTCATGAGCAACCCGATGGGCGGGCTGCAGGATATGCTCGGCATCCCGAAGAACAGCGGCGGCGGCACGTACTCGGGCGGCGGCGTCGCAGGGTACGCAGGCGGCGGCACGGTGCTTGGCGGTTACGCGCCGGGCCGTGACACGATCCCGGCTGTGCTGTCGAAGGGCGAGTCGGTGCTCGTGCCTGAGCTCACGCGGGCGATCGGCCCTGACCGCATCATGGCGGCGAACCGTATCGCGTCGAGCGGGCGCACCGCTGGCGGCGGTCCTGACCTGACTTCGGGCTACTCCCGCACGACGGGCGGCAGCGGCGGCGGCGGGTCGACGGTGCTGATCGAGAAGGGCGCCGTGCAGATCACGGTCGTCGCGAATGACGGCATCACCGACGAAGACATCGAGAAGATCAAAGACGTCATCGAAGACGTGCTCGACGAAGCAGATAAGAGGAGTTACTGATGGTTGCGGTACTGGTCGCCCGGTCGACGTCGGCGCACACTATGGTCGTCGTCAAGCCGGACGGTGGCCGCGTCAGCATGTACTCGACGCCGCCGAAGTTCGATTACTCGAATGTCGCCCGCTTCGGTCAGGTCGACCGCGAGGGATACAAGACGATCACGCGCAAGGTCGGCGACGGGCTGGCGACGCTCAGCTTCACGAGCAGCGTCTACTCGCTGGATCACACGCAGTCGATCGAGCACATCGCGGCGCAGCTCGTGAAGCTCGGGCGGGACGGCACGCGGGTGCGGTTCAACTCTGGCAGTGTCGAGTTTCAGCAGGCCGTCTGGTGGTACATCAAGGGGCTGAAGGTGTCCGTGACGCAGCTGAGCAGCAATAACCAAGCGTCCCGCATCGCCCTTGACTGGGAGCTCGAAGAAGCCGTCGACGTCGAGATCAACATCAGCAAGGTCGTGCCACCGCCGCCGCCGCCGCCCGCTGCCCGACCGATCGGCGGCAACGTACGCGAGCATCGCGTCGTGCCGGGCGACACGCTATGGGGCATCGCTGCCCGCTATCTGGGCAACGGTGCGCGCTGGCCGGAAATCTACAACATGAACCGGGGCGTCGTCGGCGGCAATCCGAACCTGATCTTTCCCGGTCAAGTGTTCAAGGTGCCTGCATAATGGCGGCGACTCTTGATGACACGAAGCTGAAGGAAATCACGGTCACCGGCAAGGGGCTGACGTCGCAGCTGCGCAACGCCTGCACGAAAGCGTCGCTCAGCTTCGCGGTAGATCAGGTTACGCAGATGTCACTGACGTTCGAGGACACGCACGACGCGCAGATATTTCGCTCGGGCGTGCTCGCTCGCGGGGCGTCGATCCGCTATGGCGACTGGCATCTCGTCAGCGACGGCGAGACGTTCAAGCCGGGCAACGCCGGGCCGCAGCTGACGATCAAGGCGCCGAGTAAGTTCGTCACGACCCTGCGCGGGCAGACGGGCGCGTACAGCTGGGGCAACGTCGACGTCGCGGGCTGGGTGCGGGCAATTGCGGCGCAGCTGGGCATGAGTCACATCGTGCAGCCGGGGCTCGGCAATAAGACGATCGTGCGCAAGGCGCCCGAAGACGGCGACAAGGGCGAAAGCACGTGGGACGTGTTAACACAGGTGAGCCGCGAAACGGGCACATGGCTTTTCGAGTACGGCAGCACGCTTGTCTTCGCCCGCCCGTCGTGGCTCGTCTCGACGCAATGGGAGCATAAAGAGTGGCCGCTGCACTGGGACAATTGGAGCAGCTACAACATCGGCATGCAGGGAATGCCGGAATACTCGGACAGTCCCGGCGATGAAGTCGAAGAGACGCTGACGCTGCGCCTGATCGCGAAGGATGCGGACACTGCCCGGCCCGGCGATACGGTGCGGCTGGCCGGTGGTGGCGTCGGCAGGATGGGCGGCGTCTGGATCATCCGGTCTGTCGACTTCCCGATGACGGTCGCGGGCGTGGTGGTGGCGAGCTGTCAGCGCCCGATAGACCCGAAGATCGAGCCGCCCCGCGAGGACAACCCGCCGACCGCTACGAAGCCCGTCAGCAGCTCAGTCGGCAGCGGCGGGGCGACGACATCGGCGCCGTCAGGGCTGGCCGCTGCAGTCGACCGCTGGGCTTCATCGGTCAGTGGCCGGGCTATTGATATGGACGGCGCTTTCGGCGCGCAGTGCGTCGACGTCGCGATCAGCTACAACCGCAACGTCGTTGGCGGTCCCGGCATCAGCGGCAACGGTCGCGACTGGTTCGCGAACGGTGGACGCTCGGGCGCGTACACGCAGATTGGTTCCGGCGCCCGCGCTCAGAAGGGTGACATTGCATGCTGGGGGCCTGCTATGGGCGGCGGTTACGGGCACGTCGCGATCGTGCTCGCCGATCAGGGCGGCAGCGTCCTGACGATCAGCCAGAATCCCGGCCCGGCCCGTCAAATGGCTATTACGAAGTCAGGTCTGCAAGGCTATCTACGACCTAAGAAATGGAAGTAGCAATGAACGTATGGTTTCGGCTGATCGTCACGCGCGTGTTGCGCGTGGCGACTCACGTCGTGCTGTCCGGCGATGACGTCGACGGCATGCTTGCGAACGAGAAGGGGCCGCGCCTAGAGGTCGCCGAAGCGATCGGGCGCGCCATGGCGGTTGAGGGGCTGAGCTTGCCGTACAGGGACGCTGACGCGCTCGCGCTGCTGTCTGTGCGCACGCAGCGCCGCCCGGTCGACCTGAGTGTCGCCGGGACTGCTCTTAGGCTGTCAGACGGGCGCATGGCGCTTACGATCGGCAACGGTAGCACCGTCGAGTCTCGCGGGCCGCGCTTGTGTGTCGTCACCGAGCCGAGCACTGACCGCTACGTCGACGCGTACCGACTGCCGGGCGTGCGCCTGCTGGACGGGGTGACGGCATGAGCCGGGCCGTCGTACGACAGGGCCGCAGCACTTCGCCGTCAGGGACGGGCCGCACGTCCGAGCTGTGGCGCGGCTACGTCGCGGAGGTTTACAGCGACGGGACTGTGAACCTTGTCGTGCCGCATCTCGGCGGCGACAACCCGATCGGGCGTTACCCTGCGCTCGTGCGCAATCTGGCGATCGGGGCGAGCGTCATCGTCGGCGCCGTCGAGGGCCGCGTCGAAGACCTTGTCGTGCTCGCTGCCGTCTCAGCTGACGGGCTCGTGATCGGAGATGCCCGCTTCACTGACGTGCTGATCGACAACCCGCCGACGAACCCGAAGCACGCGGTCACGAAGGCGTACGCCGACGCGCTCGGCTCAGTGACGGGCGGCAATGACACGATCGTGCGGCGCGGCCTGACTGGCTCGATCATCGTGAACGAAGCGTATCTCGGCAACGTGCAGACGGCGGCGAACGCTGCGACGCGCAAGAGCTACGTCGACGCAGGCGACGCCGCCCGCATGGAGAAAACGCCCGTCATCCTGCCGTCGACGACGCACGACCTGAACGACTATGTGACGAGCGGCAACTACCATCAAAGCTTGAACGCGACCGCGAACACGAGCTTGAATTACCCGATCGGGCTCGCGGGCTGGCTGACGGTCATGGCTGTCGGCTCGACGTTCCTGTATCAGTGGTACGTCACGTACAACGCGACGACGCGCGTCTTCTGGCGGGCGAAGTACAGCACCGGGGCGTGGGGCGGCTGGAATGAAGTAGCACAGGCAAGCCATATCCACGCGAACGCGACGGCGGCTGTCGCTGGCTTCATGAGCCCGAGCGACAAGGCGAAGCTCGACGCGGCGGCGACGGCGGCTACTGGTAGCACGCTTGTGCTACGTGACGCGTCGGGCCGCGCGAAGTTCGCCACGCCTGCAGCGTCCGACGACGCCGCGACGATGGGTTACGTCGACGGGCAGATCGCAACCCGCGCAGCTGCGTCACACTCGCACGCCGCGACGGACATCACCGGCAGCACGACGATCGGGCGCTCGATCCTGACCGCCGCCGACGCTGCCGCCGTGCGCACCCTGACCGGAGCGGGCACGAGCTCGCTCGTCATCGGCACGACCGGCACGACCGCGAAGGCCGGTAACTGGTTCCCGTCGTTCGCTGAAGTGACAGGCACCCTGAGCACGGCGCAGCTGCCGCCGCTGGCGGTCAATGACGTCTTCACGCCCGCGACGCAGGCCGAGATGCTGGCGCTCACCGCGCAGCGCGGCGATATGGCGATCCGGTCAGACAACGGCTTGACGTACGTGCTCAGCGCCGACGCGCCGGGCACCCTGTCGAACTGGAAAGAGATTATGGCGGCGGGGCAAGTGCAGTCTGTCGCTGGCAAGACAGGGCTCGTCGTGCTCGTCAAGGCCGACGTCGGGCTCGGTAGCGTCGACAACACGAGCGACCTAGCGAAGCCTGTCAGCACGGCGACGCAGACGGCGCTGAACGGCAAGGCGAACACCGCGCACACGCACGCGGCTGCGGACGTCACGAGCGGCACGTTCGACCCGGCCCGCCTGCCCGCCGCGACGACGTCGGCGCAGGGTGCGCTGTCCGCCGCCGACAAGACGATGCTGAACGCGGCGTCGGCTGCTGCCACGGCGAACACGCTTGTGAAGCTCGACGGCTTCGGGCGCGCACAGGTTGCCACTCCCGCAGCTGCGGCAGACATCGCGACGAAGGCGTACGCTGACGGGCTCGTCGCAGACTCGGGATGGGTCAACTGCACGCTGACTGCGCCGTGGGTCAACTACGACGCCGGGCCGCACGCGACGCTGCAAGTGCGCAAGATCGGCAACATTGTCAACATCAAGGGATTCATCAAGTCGGGCTCACTCGGCACGAACTTCGGCGTCGTGCCTGCAGGGTATCGCCCGGTCGAGCAGCGGTGGCTGACGTCGACTTTCCAGTCGTCGATCGTTGGCTCGACGTTCTGCGTCGTCTACCCTGACGGCACGCTGTACTTCGTCGGCTCGGGCGCCGTGACGTACATCTCAGTGGAAGGCATCTACTTCATCAACTGAGTTAGTCGGACACTCGACGCGTCCCACAACGGGGCGTGTCGAGCCGACAGACTGGCTTCATGGCTATTACGACGACTGGGCGCTTCGGCTTCAAGGTCTACGGCGCGGGCACCGACCCGCACCCGAACCGCGACGAGTTCAACGCCCTTATGAACCTGATCGACACGCAGGCCGCTCGGACGTCGCAGAGCACGACCGCGCTGCGCCCCGCCGCTGGCAAGCAGGGTACTTTCAACTGGGACACGACAGCGTCGCGGCTGTTCTATGACAACGGTTCGAGCTGGCAAGAGGTCACCACGAACGGCGGCGGCGGTCCCGGCAGCGTGATCGTCCCGGCGACTGCTGGCGTCGAAGGCACGTCTGCGCGCTCTGCCCGCGCCGATCACACGCACAACCTGCCGCTCGCGACAGCGTCGGCTGACGGCGCGATGCCAGCGACCGACAAGGCGCTGATCAACACCGCATCTGCGACGTCGACGCCGAACAGTCTGATGAAGCTCGACGGCTCGGGACGCTCGCAGGTTGCGGCCCCGGCTGCTGGTGGTGACATCACAAACAAGACGTACGTCGACGCGCAGGTCGCCACGAAGGCGAACACGTCGCACGCGCACACCGCCGCCGACATCACTTCAGGCGTGCTCACTGTTGCGCGCCTGCCGCTCGCGACTACATCGGCGGCGGGCATCATCGCAGCTGTTGACAGGGTGCTGCTCGATGGTGCTTCATCCGCTGCGACGCCGTCGACGCTTGTGAAGCTCGACGCTGCAGGCCGCGCGCAGGTCGTCAACCCGTCCGTGGCCGCAGACATCGCAAACAAGAGCTACGTCGACACGCAGATCGCGACCCGCGCGCCTAGCTCGCACACGCACCCTTGGGCGGACATCAGCGGCAAGCCTGCGACGTACGCGTCGGACTGGGGGACGCTGGCGAACATTCCCGCGACGATGCCGTCGACGTGGGCGACCGTCTCGGGCAAGCCGACGATCTTCGCAACCGACTGGGCAAGTGTTGCGGGCAAGCCTGCGACGATGCCGTCAACGTGGGCCACGGTGAGCGGAAAGCCGACGACGTTCGACCCGTCCGCGCACACTCACCTTTGGGCAGACTTGACCGACAAGCCCGCCACGTTCGCCCCGTCCGCGCACTCGCACGCTTGGACCGACCTAACGGGCGTCCCGAACGCGTCGCGCACGCAGACGGGCCTGATGACGTCGGCGGCTTACTCGCTGCTCTACGATGCCACGACCGCTTACGCGCTCAACAACATCGTCATGCGTGACGGCTTCGGAAATATCAACATCAACCGCCCGACAGCTGACACGCACGGCGCGAATAAGTTCTACGTCGACGAGCAGATGAACGCCGCCCGCGCGGGCAAGCTTGACGTCGCATCGTTCACGGCGGCTATCTCGACGACCGCGACGGCGCGCGCGATCCGCTCGCCTAACGTCGGTTCATGGATGACGTTCTACGACAACGGCGTCGTCGAAGCGCCGACGATCTACAACACGAACGCCGCGACGACGGGGCAGTACCGGGCCGTCTGGATCAACAGCACTGGCAGCATCGGCTACAACCTGTCATCTGAGAAGTTCAAGACCGACATCGTCGATTACGTCGTGCCGCTGTCCGTGCTCGACGAGATCACGCCGAAGCGGTTCAAGTACAAAGACGACGTCGCGAAGAATGGCGCAGCTGCGCATGAGCGCGTGAACTTCATCGCCGAGCACGTCTTCGACGCCGGGCTGAAAGAGTATGTCAGCTTCGACACTGAAGAGCCCGCCGAGCAGACCCGCGAGCACGTGCAGACGATCAACGAGCAGCTGATGGTCAACGCGCTATGGAGCTTCGCGAAGCAGCAGGGCGAGCTAATCAAGCAGCTGCAGCTCGACGTCGCGGAACTGAAGGGCGCCTGATGCTGTCGGACATTCCCGCATGGGTAGGCACTGACCTGACGCCGTGGGCGATCGTGGGGCTCGTCGTCGTCTCGATCCTGACGGGCCGCTTTCTGGTCCCGAAGATCTACTACAACGAGATCAAGGCCGAGCGCGACCGCTGGCGGAACACCGCCGAGTCGCTGACTGGGTCGGTTGGCATGATCAGCACGGCGCTGCCCGACATTCTCGAAGTCGGCAAGAGCATGGATAAGGTCATGACATCGGTCAAGGAAAAGACCGACGCAGAGATCGGGGTCGGCGAATGATCGCTTTTCTCGGCAGGGTGTTCGGCTGGAATAAGTACGTTGTCACTGACGAGGATAAGCGGGCGTCGACGTCGGCGCTTGCGCAGGCTGAAGAGCTGAAAGCCGTCGTTCACGAGCTGCATAAAGAGTCATCAATTGTCGGTGCGCGGCAGCGGGTTATTCGCGAAGAGAATCACTGGACTCGCAATCTCGACCATGTTTTCAAAGGAGTGTAATGAAGAAAGAAATCGCGATCGGTCTGGGGGTCATGCTGCTTGCGGCGTCGACGTTCGCGCTGTCCGCGCATCAGTCGGTCACAGTGGTGCTGCTGATCGTGCTGCTGAGCTCGCTCGCTGTGCTGACGATCTACTACATGCGCCGGGCGCGCTGGAAGCAGTACCCTGCGGGCCGCGTGTTCCTGTATCAGCTGTGGGCGTTCGACGCGCTCATTCTGTATTGGCTTTTCTCACGAATGATCGTCGACCGCGAGCTGCGCATTTTCTTTTTCAACGTGCTAATCGCGGGACTCGTCGCAACTTACTGGCTGATCACCGGCACCTTTTACAAGTCACAGCGGCACGCGCGAGCCGAGCGGCTGCGCCGTGCTGAAACCACCAAAGAGAAAGAGCTGAACAATGGCAACTAACGCCGTACAAGAAGCATGGATGAATGCGGCGGTCGGTCGTCGCATCAATCCCGATAACGCCTATGGGCTGCAGTGCGTCGACGTCGCCGACGATTACGCTGACGCGATCTTTCCCGGCGTAGGCTGGCGCGGGTCGGTCGGCGCGGTCAACGGCGCCCGAGACTTCAAGGGCCGGAACAATCAGTACGTCACGTGGATTCCGAACATCGTCGGAGACGTCAACAGCATCCCACAGCGGGGCGACATTATCGTATGGGACGGCGACAGCCTGAACCCGTACGGGCACGTCGCTGTCGTGCTGCGGGCCGAAGCGAACCGCGTGCTCGTGCTGCAGCAGGACGGCTTCACGCAGGTTCCTGCATTCACTGGCTGGCTGCTCTACGATCAGCCGGGCACCGGCCCGTCTCTGGGCTGGCTGCGCCCGAACGTGCCGCTCGACAACCCGCTGCAGTCCAATCAGCGCGAGGTCGGCCCGGCTGGCGTCAATGAGCGCGTCGAGCCGTCGACGTCGGCGCCGATCGCCCGCGTGTTTGCCGAGGGCGACATTCTCACCCTGAAGGGCTACGTCACGAACGCTGAAGGCGGTTGGTTCATCGGCGCGTTCAGCGGCACCTATTTCCACTCGACGGCGTTCACGAACCCGTACGCGGGCGACCTGCCGAACCTGACGCCGCCGCCGCCGCCCGCACTGAACCCGAAGCAGCGGCGCGTCGGTCCTGACGGTGCTGTGCTGCGCAAGGCGCCCGACAAGAATGCCGAGATCGTCGCGACGTTCAAGGCTGGCGACGTCGTGCAGTTCGACGGCTACGTGCACGGCACCCGGCCCTATGGTGCGGACAGCTCTGACGGTTGGTTCGTGGGGGCGTCCGGCTTCATGTACTCGCCAGCGTTCGAGAATCCGCTTGCGGGCACCCTGCCGAACCTGACGGAGAAGTATTTCCCGAAGCCGACGACGCCGCCCGTCGTCACGCCGCCCGTCACGCCTGAAGTGAAGCCGTACAGCTTCGCGAAGCGCTGGAAGACGACGACCGGCGTCAAGCCTGCAGCGATCGAGAACATGCAGCGCGGCAACATTCCGCCCCGGCCCGAGTATCTTGTGATCCATCAGATCGACGACCCGAGCCGCGCGCCCGCTAATGGCGACTGGGCAGGGTCGGCGTCGAATTGGTTCGCGACCCCGCGCCCGGCTGCGCCGTCGTCTGCTCACTTCGTGGCGCAGGCGCCCCGCATGCTCGAAACGGTCGACACTGTCGACCGGGCGTTCCACGCCGGGCAGGGCGGCAACGACTGGCTGAGCATCGAAGTGCCGCCGAACCCTGACGACGCGACGATCGAGCTCGTGAAGGCATGGCAGCGCGAATGGCGCGACACTATGGGCTACGTCCTGAAGCTGAAGCGTCACAAAGAGGTTCCCGGCGCGTCGACGTCGTGCGGTACTCACATACCGCTCGAACGCTTCGACATCAGCGCCGAGAAGCCCGAAGTGCCGGGCAAGACCGAGCCCGACAGCGAAGTGACTGCCGATCAGGAAAAGGCGATCCGCAGCTACAACGACTGGCTGCTCGACCTGTATAAGACGCGAAAGGAATCGAAGTAATGGGCCGTTACGAGATCGGCGTTCCCGTTGAGGGCGTCATCGTCGAAAAGAATGCGCCAGCTGCGCAGACAATCCATCCGTGGAAGACGACCCTGCGCACGTTCGTGCAGGTCGGCATTCCGACGTTCATCGCGTTCGCGGCGCTCGTGCCTGAAGTGCTGCAGATCGTGCTCGCGCAGTTCGGCGAGCAGCTGCCCGACAGTGTGCGGCTCGTGCTGCTCGGCATCGCTGCGCTGATTACCGGCGTCGCGTCCGTGCTGACTCGCATCATGGCGCTGCCGAAGGTCGTCGAGTTCACTCGCAAGTACATGAAGTGGCTCGCGCCGGACAACAAGGCGGCTGAGATCGAACGGACTGTCGCCGGTTAGTCCCGTCCCACAAGAGAGCACGCCGTCAGGGCATGATTGATTCATGGCTGACGGCGTGCTCTCTTTTCCTTTCCGACTCGATACGACTGGCGCGATCGCGACCGTCGCTGATGGTTCCGACGCTTACGTCGACGAGATGATCGCGAAGCTCGTGCTCACGAACATCGGCGAATGCCCGATGTCGCCCGAGTACGGCGTACCCGATCCGACTTTCGCGGCCCTGCACATCGGCGACGTGCAGGCCGGACTGTCCACGTTCGGGCCTGCAGGGGTCAGGGTCACTGCCGTCGAGATGACGCCCTACAGCGACACGCAGAGCGTCGCAAGCATCGCATGGGCATACGAAAACACACTAGGAGTAACGAACAATGGTTGATCAGCCGGTAGACGCGCCCGAGATCGAGACGCTGCGGCTGCTGCAGTACGGCACAGAGTCCGACCTTGTCGACGCAGCCGTCGCGCATATTCAGTCTGTCCTGCCGAACTGGCAACCGCAGCAGGGCAACACTGAGGTCGTGCTGCTGCAGGCGCTCGCGCTGATGCTCGGGCCTGAAGTCATGGCGCTGCAAATGCTCGGCGACCGCGTCATCGAGGGCGTCGCGGGCCTGTACGGCGTGCTGCGTTCGCAGGGCGTCCCGGCGACGAGCCGCGTGCAGTTCACGGTCACGAACAGCAACCCGACGCAGATCATCCCGCTCGGCTCGCGCCTGCGCCTTGTGGTCAGCTCGACCGGCGAGACGGTCGACCTGCTCACGACTGAAGAGCTGCAGATCATCACGTCTGAGTCACTGACGGGCGAAGTGAACGTCGTCGCCGAGTACGTCGGCGAGACGGCAAACGGCATCCCGGCAGGGACGTCCGTCAGCGTCGTCGGCTCGCTGCCGTTCGTCGAGTCGTCCGTGCTCGCCCTGCCCGTCAGCGGCGGCACAGGGACCGAATCAGACGGTTCGTTCACTGCCCGCGCAGCTTCGACGTTCGCCCGGCAGGTATCGACCCTTGTCGGCACTGAGCAATTCGAATACGCGTCACTCACCCGCCCCGAAGTGGGCAGGGCGAAGGCGTTCGATAACTACAATCCCGCCGTGCCGGGCTCGCCGCAGTTCGGTCACGTCACGGTCGCTCTGGCGAATCAGTCGGGCGGTACCCTGACGGCGCCCGTCATGACGGACATCGAGAATTGGCTCGAAGCGCAGGCGCTCGCGTCCCTGATCGTGCACGTCATCGCACCGACGTACACGACAGTGAACCTGAACGTGACAGTGAAGGCCGACGTCGGGCAGTCCGCCGTCGAGGTCAAGGCGAACGTCGAAGCAGCCCTGCGCGAATGGCTTTCGCCGGTCACGTGGCCGTGGGACTCGACAGTGGAGCAGTTCAGCATGATCAGCGTCGTCGGCAACGCTGGCGGCGTCAAGCAGGTGCAGAGCGTCCCGGCGACGATCGCACTCGCTGGCAAGGCGCCGCTGCCGACGATCGGCACGATCAACGTGACGGTGAACTGATGACGACGCTGACTAACTACGCGTTCAATTCGTCTTTCGAGGATTGGACCACGTCACCGTGGCAGCTAAACAGCGTCACTGTGTCAGTCACAGGATCGTTCCCGCAAATGATCCAAGACGGTTCGAAGATGATTCAGATCGTCGCGGACGGCACGCACGCGACGCCGGGCATCTCGCTTGTGAGCTCGCTGTACCGGACGCCCATCAAGGCCGGGCAGTGGATCGGATTCAAGGCGTTCACGGCGACGGAGAACTTCAATTATCAGACGCGCCTGCAGGTCGGCTGGCGGGACGGAGCCGGGGCGAGCACGAGCTATCAGGCGACGGCATTCAAGGCTGCGCCGTTCTACGCTGGCGACACGCCTGAGCTGGTACTGCAGGCACCCGCTAATACTGAGTCAGCTGCGCTGTACCTGCAGTACAGGGACGGCAACAACATCGGCGTTCTGATGCCTGCCGGTAAACGCATGTGGGTCGATGCGATCCGCTCGTACGTCGGCGACACTGAGCAGCAGGTTCGCGATTGGCTGGCTGAGCCATTCTTCGACGGCGACGACCCGGCAGACTCGAAGTATATCTACGGCTATACCGGCGCTTTCAACAGCTCACCGTCGTACCGCATCGACCGGCTTGACCTGCTGCACGGCTGGACTCGCAAGCTGTGGGGCTCGCTGCCGAACGCGTACCGCATGGCCGATGCCGTGCAAGACCCCGGCGAGGGTTACTTCCCGCTGCTGCGCTGGCTCAACGGTGTCGGCGCGCTGGCGGGCGAGATGCGCGACCTGTCCGACGCGGTATGGAACAACGAACTGACGGACCTGAGCAAGGCGCCCGATGCGGCCCTGCGGTGGCTGGCGCAGCTGCTCGGGCTGTCCGAGTCGCAGCGGGCCGTCTCGCTCACGGACCTGCGGGCCGCGCTGGTCGAGATCACGGCGGGCGGGCGCCCGGCGATCGGCACGCGCCGCTCGATCGCTGAAGCGACGAAGCGCTTTCTGACGGGCGAGAAGCAGGTGACGGTGCTGCCGTCGTCGATCACCCCGCATACGATCGTGCTGCTCGTGCGTGCGGCTGAAGTGCCGGGCGGCAACCTTGTGACGCTGGCGAACAATGTGCGGGCGACAGGCGTCATCCCTGCCGGGCATAACGTGATCGCTCAGAACGCCGTGGCGACGTGGGATAGCTTCATGGCTGCGGCGGGCGTCTCGTGGAATGAGAAGGATCAGAAGGCCGTCACGTGGGCGAAGCATGACACGCTCGGCGTAGTGCTCGAAGCATAAGAAAAGGGCGGTTCGTATTTAGAAACGAACCGCCCTTTTCAGCAACCGCCAGATTGCGAGTCTATCCACAGGAGAAGATGACAAGATCAGGATACAACACGCCTTGTCAGCGTTTTGAAACTGTGTTGAATATGGGCTACTGTTGTTCTATCGGTTCGAACGACCGACCACCGCCAACACAGGAGAAAATACCTTGCCTAAGCAGCCGATCGTGCTCACCGAGCGCGGCGAATACGTCAAAGAAATCCTGACCGCCCTCAGCCTGTTCGCACCCGTCGCAGCCGTCGCTGTCGGCTTCGTAGCGTTCGGCGGTTCACCCGCATGAGCGTCAACTACCGCACGCCGGGCTCGAAGCTGATCCTGCCCGCCAACGCGCCCCGCGAGCTGTGGCTTGCCGAACGCACGAAGGGCGTCGGCGGCTCGGACATCAGCGCAATCATGGGCCTGAACAAGTGGAAATCAGCATGGGGCGTCTACAACGACAAGCTCGGACTCTCGCCCGAAGTGAAGCAGAACGCCGCGATGCGCTGGGGGCTACTGCTCGAAAAGGCCATGCGCACGGCGTTCGTCGAAGACACAGGGTTGCAAGTCCGCTCGGCTGGGCTGCACCGCTCGAAAGAGCGCGACTATGCACAGATCACGGTCGACGGGCTCGTCAGCGACGGCGGCGTCTTCGAATCCAAGACACTGCAGAGCTGGACAGCTGACGAGTGGGAAGACGAGCAGGTCAGCGATCACGCCGAGCTGCAGGTCGCTTGGAGCATGTACGTTACGGGCCGCTCGCACGCTTGGGTCGTCGGCCTGATCGACGGGCGCGACTTCAGGGTGCGCCGCGTCGAACGCGACAATGAGCTGATCAAGATCATTCTCGACGTCGTCGACCGCTTTTGGAACGACAACGTGCTGCAGCAGGTGCCGCCTGCGATGACGTCGACGTCGCTCGAAGAGGTCAAGAGCCTGTACCGGCGCGGCATCGAAGACCACGACCGCACCCTGACGATCGACGAGCTGTTCAAGCTGTCCGCGCTTGACGTCGAGCTGAAGAAACTGAAGGAATCGCAGAAGGCCGACTCGCTCGAAGAGGCTCGCGTGCAAGCCGAGATCAGGGCGATCTTCGGCACGGCGCAAGCGCTGCGCAACCATGAAGGCGAGCTCGTCAAGACGCTCGTGAATAACGGCACGTTCGCGGCGAAGAAATTCGCTACAGATCACCCCGACAAGGTCGAGCAGTACAGCGTAGCTAAGACAGTCTTCGACCCGAACCTGCTGAAAGCAGCCGAGCCCGAGCTGCACACCGAATACCGCGCCCGCGTTCTGCGGGATGCACCGAAGAAGAAAGAGAGCAAATAATCATGGCGAACGGACTCGCGCAGCGCGCACAAGGTCAGGCAGTACAGCAGCAGGGCAACGAGAAGAGCATCGACCAACTGCTCAAAGAGATGCAACCACAGTTTCAAATGGCGATGCCACGCGGCGCCGAAGCCGTGCAGCTGGTCCGTGACGCGCTGACGGTCATCCGGCAGACGCCGAAGCTGCTCGAATGCGACCGGGCTTCGCTGTTCGGCTCGCTGATGACCTGCGCGCAGCTGGGCCTGCGTCCCGGCGTCGGCGCACTGGGCCACGCGTACGTGATCCCGTTCAAGGGTCAAGCGCAGTTCATTCTCGGGTATCAGGGCATGCTCGAACTGGCGAACCGCTCGAACGAAGTCGAAGGCACTGTCGCCCGCATCGTCTACGCTAACGACGAGTTCAGGGTCGACTACGGCACAGACAAGCTGACGCACGTCCCGGCGATGTCAGGACGCGGCGAGCCGATCGGGTATTACGCGAAGTTCTACCGGCGCGGCAGCGACCGGCCCGTCTTCGAATGGATGTCTGTAGAAGACGCGAAAGAGCACATGCAGAAGTTTGCAATGGCGAAGACCCGCGACGGGCGCATCGTCGGGCCGTGGGTCCAGCACTTCGACAGCATGGCGCTGAAGACCGTCGTGCGCAAGCTGTTCAAGTGGATGCCACGCACGACGCAGATGCAGCTCGCGGTCATCGCCGACGAGACGGTACGCGTCGACGCGGCCCCTAACGCCGACCTTGCGCAGGTCGCGAAGGGCGTCGACTTCGACGAGCGGGGCGAGAATGCGGCACTCGTCGACGAAGGCGAGCAGCCGCCAGCTGACTACGATCCCCGCTTCGATGACTAAGAGGGAAGGCCGCTACGTGCGGGGCGTCGATCAGGTGGCAGCAGTGCTTACGCCTGACGACGTCCTGCGCATGCGCGAAGCAGCAGCATCAGGGGCCACCGGGCGCGAACTGGTCGCACAGTTCGGCGTCTCGAAAACTGTCGTCAGCCGCGTCATCACCGGGCGCGGCTGGGCACACGTGGGCGGGCCGATCCGAGCACCGCGCAGCTACAAGAGAAAGCAGTAAGCCAATATGGCAGGCGAGACAACGATCACCGTGATCGGAAACCTTACGAACGATCCCGAGCTGCGGTTTACGCCGTCCGGCAGCGCGGTCGCGAACTTCACGATAGCGAGCACGCCCCGCACGTTCGACCGGCAGGCGAACGAATGGAAAGACGGCGAGACGCTGTTTCTGCGCGCGGCGGTATGGCGCGAGACTGCCGAGAATGTCGCCGAGTCCCTACTGAAGGGCATGGAAGTCATCGCGGTCGGCAGGCTGAAGTCGCGCAGCTACGAGACGAAAGAGGGCGAGAAGCGCACCGTTATCGAGCTCGAAGTCGACAGCATCGGCCCGTCGCTGCGATGGATGACGGCGCAGCTGAAGCGCGTACAGCGCGGCAATGGTAACAACAACGGCGGCGGCTTCGCTGGCGGCGGTCAGCAGGGCGCTGCGCAGGGCGCTGGCGGCTTCGGCGGCGGCAATGGCGGCGGGCAGTACGCTGGCGGCAGTATGGCGCAGGGAGGGCAGCAGGGCGGCGATCCATGGGCAGCGCAAGCCAACTCGGGAAACTGGGGGAATGGGCCGGACTCTGAACCGCCTTTCTAGCTCAGCTGCACCACAATAACGGGACAAGCGCCCCGTCGATCAGCAATGGTCGACGGGGCGCTTTTGTGCGTGTGGCAGGTGTGACGTACGCGACACGCGGGACACGCCGAGTAGTTTGTAAACGCAATTGGTTACGAGTAATGTCGTCCCTGTACTCGTCGAAACGGATTACGAACCAAGTAGTCGAACCGGGCCGAATCAAGTACCCGTCAAGTACCCGTCAAGTAGTCAGGACAGCCTTACAATGAGTACCGAACACCCGCCAGCTGGGGAGCAGGTGAGCGAACTATCCGAACATCTCAACACGGCAGCGAACGCAGTCGTCAGGACGCGCGAGGACTTCGAGCAGGCAGTGCTCGATGCTCACCTGTCGGGCATGACGAACGTCGAGATCGCGAAGCACGTCGGACGCACCGAGGGCGCGATCAGGGCGATCCTGAAAAGGCTGCAGGCATGAGAACATTCGGCAAGATCAAGCTGAGCGCACAGAGCGATCCTGATTGGCGCGGCCTGTCCCACACGGCGCAATGGCTCTACTGGTCGCTCGTCGGCAGTGAGTCCCTGACCGCCTGCGGGGCGATGGACTACAAGCCGAAGCACCTGCAAGCCCTTTCCCCCACGATGAACGTCGTAGGCGTCGAAGCGGCGATGGATGAACTGCGGGCGCAGAAGTACGTCGTGCTCGACGAAGAGACTGACGAGCTGCTGCTGCGGTCCTACGTCCGCAATGACGACGTCGTGCTCAACAAAAACATGATGGTCGCTGTCATCAAGGCGTGGCGCAAGCTGGCATCCCTGAAGCTGCGCAGCGTCGTCGTGTTCGAGCTGCTGCGCCTGAAGCAGGAGCACCCGCAGGCCGGTATCTGGGAGCATCCCGAGATGGTCGACGCCCTGCGCCGCACGACCCCGATCGACGTGCGCGACGAAGACACTGCAGTCCAGAGCATCGAGGATGACGGCGGGCTCGTGAGTGTTTCCGGCTGGGGAGACTCACCCTACTAAGCCCCTTTCGAAGCCCCTCCCGAAGGGGCTCGCGAAGCCCCTTGTAAAGCCCCTCCCGAAGCCCCTCGTTTAGGGGCTCGCTTAGGGGCTCGATCAGCCCCTCGTTTAGGGGCTCGTGAAGGGTCTATCGAAGGGGCTAAGCGAGGGGGTCGTGAAGCCCCTCGTGAAGGGGGTCGTGAACAACAGACAACAAACAACAGACAACAGACAACCTGTAAACCGGGCAAAATCCGAATCTCACCTAAGTAACGCGAGGGAACGAAAATCTCGCAGAAATGGAGCACCGCCAGAATGCACAAGCTCACCGGCACACAAGCGCAAGCACTCGCCCGTCTCGTCACGGACCTGCAGCCCGGCTGGACACATGACGAAGTCGTCGGCGCCCTTGCCGACAATCGCATGCAGGCAGACTTCCCGGCGTTCGTGCAGCGCATCGTCGAAGCGGCCATGATGGGCGAAGAGCTGAGCGAAGCTTTCCTGATGAAGCCGCCGCACGTCTGCCCGGTCATCATCGAGACTGTCGCAGCTGAACCGCAGGCCGCACGTGACGACGCATGGCTCAACGCCGTCGTGAACGAAAACGACCCGACCGCGTCACGGCTGCTCAGTAAGCCGAAGCTCGACACTCCCGCAGCGAAGGCGCCCAACGACGACCCGAGCAACTGGCGCAACCGCTTCGCCCGAGAGATCGACAACGGCAAGCAGCAGCGTCAGCGCGATCTACTGAAGAACCGCGCAGCTGAGCCACAAGGGGCTACGCGATGCATCACCCCGAGCGCCGCAACGCTCGCGCAGGCTCTCGGGGCTTCGGTCGCACTGCCGACAGCGCTCGACGCATACGCGCAGCATCAAGACACGCAGGGCTACTATCCCGAATCCGCTACCGCAGCAGGAGCCGAACGGCAGGGCGTCCCGACACAAGCGCCCGGCACGCCCGAGCCTGAGCTGCCGCCCGCGTCCCGTTTTGTCGCAGAGCCGAAGCAGGAGACTCCCGAAGAAGAGAAAGCCCGACTCGACCGCGAACACCGCCGCATGCTGCACGCAGCCGCAGCTAAGCGAGAGCAACAGCTCGCACAGGAGCGGGCAAGGTGAAGCAATTCACGGTCAGCGAATACCAGACAGCGGCAAACGAAATCCGCACCCTGCAGACACAACTCGCCGAACGCCGCCGCACCGCCCTGAAAGCTGAGCTCGCGAAGTTGAACAGCGCCGCAGGCAAAATTCAATTTCGACGACAAGCACAAATGACCGCCGAGCGCTACATCAGGACAGCAAAAATCGCCGAGCGTGTCGCACTCGACGAGCTACGAAACGATTACGAGAATCAGCGACTCGGGCAGCTCCGCATCGCCGCCGCAGTCGATGAAATCTACGGCACCCGCACCACACGCCGACTCAGCACAATCGAAGAGCCAAAGATCGCCCCGCCCATACAGCACGGACTCGCCAGCTACCGCGCCAAACGATGCCGATGCAACGAGATATGCCGACCCGCAAACGCCGCCGCACAACGAGAAAGACGAGCACGAAATGACCACTCCACAAAACAACCCACAGGCCAAACAACGAAAGACCACTCAGCGGCGGGCGACGGCAGGCAGGAGCGCGCAGAAGCCGCGTAAACGAACTGCCCTACCTAAAGCGGCCCCGAAGCCGTTAGAACCGCTCACAGCGCTCGGGCCGCTCTGGCCTGATCCGCTGCCGCTCGAACATCACGCCGAGATCGAGATCGACGTCAGGCTGTGGGACTGGCAGAAGACCCGAATCAGCGCGAATGACAGGCTCGACCCGCGCGAGAAGAATCGCCGCACGCAGATATGGCGCAGCGCCGCCGAAGCCGCTGTGCTCGCTGCCGGGATCGACCCGCTCAGCTGGGCGAGAGTGGTCTACTGGGTGCGCTGGCCGGACAACCGCAAGCGCGAGACGTCGAACCTGCAGCCGACCGCGAAGGCGATCGTCGACGGCATGGTCGATGCCCGCGTGCTGCCGGATGATCGCGACGAGATGGTCGACGGGCCTGATGCCCGGCGCATCTATCCGAACGGGCCGCACCGCGTCATAATTCAGCTGTGGCGCCGGGCGTGATAGCGTTGTACTCGTACTAATCGTTACTACAAGAAAGCACCGCCATGACATCAACATCAGAAGCGCGTAACGTCGCAGACGCACGCGCCGCGCTCTACAAGATCAAGCAGGCACGCCAGCCGATCACAGAAGCGATCGACACGCTGCAGGAGCACATCGAGCACCTGACGAAGCAGCTCGCAGACACGCGCGTCGTCGATCAGGCGATGCTCGAAGCCGAGCAGCGGGCGCAGGGTTATCTCGATCAGGCGCTCGAACAGCACGAAGACGCCGCAGCTGAACGGCTTCGCCTGCAAATTGACGCCGATGCCGAGCGGCTGCGCGAGCCCGGCATCCGTATCACGCTCGACGAGAAGCAGCAGCGCGACATCGACGCCGCCGTCGAGCCGATCCTGCGCGCGATCAAGGACAACCCGCAGGCATGACGCGCAAGCAGAAGCCGAAGACAAGCAAGCGCCCCTACAGGAGAAGAGCCCGATGACCATGAAATTCGAAGACCTGCCCAAGTCCGTACGGGCTCAGCTGCACGACGACCTGCTGCATGAAGAGCCGGGGCAACGCGCCGCCGCCGAGCAGGAGGTTGCCCGCCTGCAGGCCGAAGTCGAAGCCCGCGAGCTGGCAGCAGAGACGCCAGAGCAGGCGCAGGAGCGTTTCGACAGGGCGCAGGCCGAAGCCGCAGGCGTCCCGCTCGGCTTCGCGCAGCTCTACAGCAAAGTCGAAGCCGAGCTGCACGGCATGACGCCGACCGACAGCGAAAGCGTCGGCATGACAGCAGCCGTCGTGGTTCAGCTCGTCGCCAACTACTGTGCAGCCGAGACAGAGCCGAAGATCAAAGAACTAGGCAGGCGCTACGAAGCCGCACTGACAGGGCTGCGCGAGATCATGCTCGACGGCAACATCGCGCAGCTCGTCGTCGACGACGAAGCAGTCGCCCGCTCCAAGCATGAGAAGCCGAGCATCGTCTGCGACCCTGTGCCAATGATGCGCCGCACGCGATTCTTCATCGAACAGGCAAGCGAGTGAAGCGGTACTACGTCGACGACGTCGTCGCAGCCGAGCCGCAAGTAATCCATCGCGTCAGCAGCATCTACGGCGAAACGTACACAGACAAGCTGAACCACATCGGGGCGCAGCTCGGCGTCTACCGTCAGTGCTCCATCGGCTACCACGGCGAATGCAGCGCCGAACCCCGACGCGGCGAAGACTGCCCATGCGCATGCAAGTGCCACGTCGACCCGCACTTCGAACGCGTCACGGTCGCACGGTTCGAGGTCGCGAACTGCACGTACAAGATCGAGATCGAGCAGGGCGAAATACTGCTCGGCTGGCTCGCACCTAACTGGATCGAAGGGCAAGACGAGCGATGGATCAGCATTGATCCCGCCGCGATCGTGCCACTCGAAAACGCCCTGCGACAAGCACACAGCCGACTGCCGCACCAAGCACCCGAAGGGACAAGCAAGTGATGAAAGACCTGCCCGGCCCGTTGCCACTCACCGCCGACGAGATGCCGATCGAACCACCACACGACGACCCGACCGACCCCGAGATCGAGCACCTGCGATACGTCGACGCAGACGGGGCGACATTCATCATCGCCAGCGAAAACGGCTGTGTCTCGATCCAAGTCTCGGGCGGGCACGACTCATACGACGACGGCGAAGGGTGCGAAGGCTGTGACGACTGCATCGAGACAGTCGCGCTGTACGCCTGCGACATTCCGACTATCATCGAAGGGCTGCAGCTCGCCCTGCAGCACGCGGCCCTGACCGGCGAATACGGCAAGGCTGGCACGATCGAGGGTGACATTGTCGAGCAACGCGCAGAGCAGCAGGCCGTCGTCATGGAAAAGGGGCTCAGCCGCGTCGCTGAAGGGCTCGTGCGGCACGAGCAGCGCGGGCAGTTGTGCAACATGGAAACGGGCGAGCACGTCATCCCGCATCGTGGGTGCATCCTGCGATGATCACATGGCTGAGGTACAAGATCGCGATACGCCGGGCTGAGCGTGCCGAGTACGAAGCGTTCAGCGAGCCGTTCAACTGGCGCAGCACGGACGCGTGGCGGCGCAGGCGTGTTAACACATACCTGCTAAAACGTCGGTACACGCGCCGCTACCCGATCGACATCGAACTGATCGGCAAGGGCGCGGCTGTGTTCGCTCTCGTCGCGGTCGCTGCCGTCTGGGTGCTCACAATGTGGGGGCTGTCATGACGTTCGCGACTGACAAGCTCGTCACTGCCCGCAAGACGCACAAGTGCGGCGAGTGCTTCAGGCCGATCGTGAAGGGCGAGAAATACCACCGGGGCGCGGGCAGCTGGGAAGGCGACTTTTGGCATCTCAAATGGTGCAGGCCGTGCGATCAGTTCAGGTCGATCCTGCTGTACGTCGACGCCGAGTTCTGGAATGAGTGCTACGGCGGCATATCGTCATGGGTCGAGAATGTCGGGGCGCAGGAGCTCGACGGCTTCAGCTGGACATTCCGGCTGCATGTGGCGCGGCTGAGCAGTTTGTACCGGCAGCACTGGGCAGGGCTCACGACCGAGATCGAGCACGCACAGGCAGCGATGCAGCTCGAAAAGGCACGACGCCGGGCAGGAGTCCCGGCATGATCCGCGTCGTCGCCCGCAAGTCGCGCCGGTCGAGATGGTGCGATGACACAAGCGCGCATCAGCGCCGCATCGAGCCGGGCGACTGGTACGGGCGCGTCAGCGTGTCGCCGAAAGACGAGATCATGGGGGCGGCAGATGGGAAGTGGTACAGCTACCCGATATGTCTGCCGTGCCTGCTCGAAACGCGGACGGGGCGCATCTCGTATTACAGCCGCGACCGCGAGGGCCGCAAGCTCGTCGAGGGCATTCTGCAGCGTCGGGCTGATAGGCTGGCTGCTGCTGCTGTATGAATCCCGTTGGTCCGGCGAATAGTGCGGAGCATGAAGAGCCCGTCAGTGTTAGGTGCTGGCGGGCTTTTCACTGCCCTTTATTTCCACACAGTTTGACAACCGTCCCGATATGCCCTTTACTTGTACTAACGGTTCGATCAAACGAAAGGCACGACAGTGAACATCGAAGTCAAGGTCACCAAAGCAACAGCAACCCGCGCAATCGTCCGATTCAAGGGCGGCGACGGCATCCTGACAACGATGGATCGCGACAGCTTTCGCCGCATGGCCGCTGCAGCAGTAGCTCGTCATCAGGGCGACGTCGTCGGCAACGCTCAGCCGTGGAAACTGCAGCAGCTCAGCATGCCGACGCCCGACGACGTCAAGGTCGAACTGAAGCTTTCCAAGTAACAAACCTGCCAGAAGAGAAGAGAAGAAAAATGAAGATCGTCACCGACATCAGCCGCACCGTCACCCGCCACACCCGCACGATAGGCGTCGAAGACGGGCCGATCGTCCCGCTCGACGACAGCTATCTCGAAGGGACCGTCATCAAGCTCGACAAGATCAGTTACAACTATCTCGACGGCGCCGGACCCGTCGCGTTCAAGGTCGAAGGGCAGCTCGTCGACAAGGGCACGGTAAAGGACGGCGCCCGCATGCGATACAGCCGCGTCTTCCCGCTTACCCGCATCGTTCCCGAAGTCGAGTTCGTGCTCGACCTGATCAGCGAAGAAGGCGAGTAAGCGCATGCGAGTCGAGAAGACCGAAACCACCGTCGAGACGATCATCAACCGCAAGCTCAGCGTCTCGGGCGGGCCGCTCGTGAAGACCGCGACCGAAGCCTATACGCACACCAATTTTCGCGTCGATGCCGTGACGTTCGTTCGTCGCGAAGGGGCCGAGCCGCACCTTGCGATCATCGAAGGCTTCGCGGTCGACGCCGCAGGCAAGCCACGCAGCATAGAAAAGCGATACAGCCGAGCGGTTCGCCGCAACGCGTGGGAGTCGAACACTTACCGATGGCTGAACGACCTGCTCTAAACCACCTATCGGCGGGCGTCCGACCGGGCGCCCGCCCCTTCATTCTGGGAGATAACATGACCGCCATTTTTGAGACGATGATCGCCGAGCGCAGGGCCGAGCAGCTGGCAGCTGAGCGGGCGGAGGATCGCGAAGAGAAGCTTTACGAGTTCCTGTCTGTCGCCGCTAAATTCACGGACGTCTGCAGGCTGCTGACGGCGGGCGAGCCTGTACTTGTCGCCGGGCACTCGCTGAGTATCAGCGAAGACGCAAGCACGGTCGAGCTGGGTGCGATCTTCGTCGACGTCGAGGGCGTGCAGCACGTGGCGCATGGACTGTTCGAGGGCGACGTGCCGCCGTTCGATGCTGTGCTGCTGGCCGCGTCCGCGACTGTCCGTGACGTAGCTGAACGGCTCGGGCTCGTCGAGCTGGAAGAGCGCCTGACGCTCTGATGTCACACCGGGCGGGGCGGTTATAGACAATCGCCCCGCTCGTGTTATTCTGTTCGAACAGTTAGTACAACCGCCACGAAGGATGATCATGAAATTCACGACAGTCGAGTTCGACCGCATCGAACGCAGCACACTCGGACAGGGCAAGACGGTCGAGTACCGCGACGCCGTCAGCACTGAGCTGATCGCATACGTCGACTACAGCGAAGACTACAAGCAGGCAGCTGTGCAGCTCGCAGTACCGGGCGGCACAATGCGCGGCACGGCACGCTACAGCATGCGCCCGAAAGCGAACGCCGAAGGCATCGTCGCCCGGCACCTGCGCAAGCAGGGCTACGACGAGCCCGCCGAGTACGCTGACCGCCCGATCGACAATGAGATCGAAGACCGCGCACTGCAGACCGCTTTCAAGCTGACACTCGCCCGCCGCACCGCGAAGGATGACGGCATCGTCGACATCAGGGCGCGCGTCCAGTTCGACGGCACGATCGTCTTCGTCGTCCTGACCGACCACCGGGGCGCGCTCGAAGTGAAGGTCGACGGGCGCACGTTTACCCGAATGGCTGAGCTGTACCGTCATGCGCGCTGGGCTATCAGCGAAGCCAACATCGCCAGCATCGACGCCGAGCTGAAGCGGCTCGATGACGAGTCAGCTGCGCAGGACGAAGACGAAGCCGACGTCGAAGTGCTGCCTGAGCTCTGCCCGCGCTGCGGCATCAACGCACTCGACCGCGTGCGCCCCGCAATGAACGCCCGCAGCCGGTACGCGCCCGTCTACATCTGCAGCCCTTGCGGCAGGCACGAAGCGCTCACGCCGGGCGGCATCGACCTGTGGCACGACCCCGAGCACGCACTGCGGGCGATCCGGCTGCGCCACGAAGCCGAAGAGACAGTCGTGCGCGGGCGCATCCCTGAAGACTCATTTGCGGCCCGAGTGATGACCGACGCCGAGCGCAGGGCAGGCGACATCGTACGGGCGACCACCGTCGACGCCGTCGCGTCCTACAACCCGTCACAGTGGCCGGATAGCGTGCAGCTGTGAAGCTCACGATCAAGCGCGAGCTGACAAGCGTCGGACTCAACGGCGCAGCCGAACCGACGCCCCTAGCGACCGCCCTGCAGATGTTCTACGACGGCATGCTCGTGCAGCTGGCGCAGGAGATCAACGACGAAGTGCTCGCGGACAGCGGACTAGAGCCGCAGCCGTTCGTGACTATGGAGCTCGAACTAACGACGAAAGGCAAGACGCTTCTCGTCATCCGAACCGACGCAATCAAGACCCCGAAAGACGACGAACTATGACCACCGAAACTGTGCAGCCGCCCCGCAAAACGAAGATCACGATCAGCTTCGAACAGCAGGACATCGCAGCGATCCCGCCCCTGCTCACGACTGACGCCGTCCCGTCCGAACTGGCGCAGCGCGTCGCCGCACACGCGAACACGTACATGCGGCTCACGAAGCACGCCCGCTGGTGGCGCATCGACTGGCCTGCAGGCTCGAAGAAAGGCGCGATCACGTCGACCCGCTCGGGCTCGCTGAAGGATAAGCCGCTGATCGGCTTCTCAGCTAAGCGCGGGTGGCTGTAGTGCCGACACACAAGCCGTCTAAGTGCTCGAACTGCGGCGAGCCCTGCACAGGCCGCGACGAGCTCGCTGCGTGCAATCGCTGCTTGCCGATGGTCAGGGCTAAGCGCAAGGTGCGCGATAGTGGCGGCTGGGCTCAGTGTCTCGTAACAATCGCGAAAACTGAGCGATGGTTTGCATATGACCGCGCCGCCCGCATAAGCTCGAACCGTTAGTACAACTCAACCGCCAGAAAGGCACGCAATGCCCAACACACACATGCGCGACGCGACCCTTGCGTCAGCGCAGCTCTACAACGAAGAGACGGCCAACGAAAACTATCAGGCCGAGCAGGGCATGACAGACGAAGTCATGCAGTTCGGCGCCCTGAACCGCATCGCCGAAGCGCAGCTCGCCGTCGCCTATGAACTGCGCACCCGCAACAACATCGAGATGCTGAAGATCGCGAAAAATGAGGGCTGGGCCGAGTCGCCTGACGGGCAAGCGCTGCGCTCGATGGTCATCGAAGCTCTCGACCTTGAAGACATCGCGAAGCTGCTCGCAGGACAGCGCAGGGCGCAGGCATGAGCCGTCTCGAAGGCGCAGCTGAGCGGGTCGCCGAGTTCCTGCAGCTGCGCGCGAAGCATCTCGGCAGCGACCCTGAACTGATCTACAAGATCAACTACACTGAGCTGCTGACTGATGACCTGCTCGCGCTCGTCGAAGCCGCTCACTTCATGCGCGTCATGCTCGGCATCAACGCTTCGGCGCGGGTCGAGTACGCGACGACGACCGAAGAGCAGGGCACAGACATAATCATGCGCACGATGCCGCTCGACAAGGCAGAACGCGAGATCGACAAGTGGAATGTCGTCAGCGACGATCGCGCTTACATCGTGCAGCGGCTCGTGACGGACTGGGAGCGCAAAGCATGATCATCGAGTGCACGAAATGCCCGCACACGGTCGACGTCAGCGACGAAGACCCTGACGCGTCCTATCAGGATGCGCTTGAACACGTCGGGCGCAGGCACCCTGAAGTCGCCGAAGCGCATCACGCCGTGCAGCTGCGCGGCTCTGATCCTGCCGCTGAAGTGCCATGCTAGATAAATGGCTGATGACCTGAAATTCCTGCTCTCGCTGGGCGTATCTGTAGATCAGTGCGCTCAGCGAGTGCAGCGCACCGCTTACGTGATCGACCGCGAGATGAACAAGAAAGACGACGACGAAGATGACTAACCAATACGTGATCAGCACGGCTGACAGCCTGCTCGACGACCTGCGCGAGATGGTCGACATCACCGGCATCTATGGGCCGCAATCGGTCGACCTGATGATCTACTACGTGCGCGAGCTGACCGGGCTGAAATGGGCCGGGCCGACGCAGCACGCCCGCGACCTGATGATCGCGCCGGGCCTGCGCATATGGTTCGACGCGGTCGAGCCCGACAAGCTGGAATACGGCGACATCGTCGTGCTGCACGGCTTCGACACGTCTGACTTCGGCACGACCGGCGTCATGTACGGCGACAGTCCCGAACTGGTCTACGTGTTCACACAGACGCCCATGAAGCCGAGCGTGCAGACGTTCCGGCGCGAGTCCGTGATCGGTGGCCTGCGGTACAAGTACAGCGGCCCCGTCTCGCCAGTGAACCGCCTAGCTGAGCCGTACGAGCTCGACGAAGCCGTGCCGATGTCCTGCTCGATCCATAGCGACTGCATCGCCGGGACGCGCCGCGAAGAGCGCAAGCTGAATATCTGGACTCCCGCGTCTGATGAACCGTCACCGCTGCGTGACGCCCTACTGAAGGACACGCCCGCCGAGAAGCGGGCAACGCTCGGCGACTTCATGGTCAAGGATGACGAAGGGCTCACCGAAGGCGAGGAATGCGTGAAGGCGCTGAACGACTGGCTCGAACGGCGCGGGCTCGCACGCGGCGACCTGTGGCGCTTCACGCCGAACACGGTCGAAGTCAAGAGCGTCGACTACAACCTAGACGAGATCGCGCACGTCGGCGATGTCATCCTGTGGGACTCGGACGCCGTCAGCCAGTACGGGCACGTCGCGATCGTGCAGAACGCCCCTGCGCCGTGGTGGCGGCGCGTGACGAACTGGCTCGGCATCACCCGGCCCGAGCTGATCACTGTCCGTCAGGAGATGCCGAAGAATGGCTGAGCTGCGCGAGTATTTCATCGGCGGCGTGCTCGACGGCACCTATCACCCGCACGAGCCCGAGATGCCGCCGCAGCTCGTCGCCTACGACGACACGAGCAAGAGCACAAGCGTGTACGTGCGTCAGCCGATCTTCGACGACGAGAAAACCCGTAACTGGGTCTGCGTTGAATCACCTGCCGACCTGCTCGCCATGCGCGACTATCAGCAGACGCCCGCAGCTGGCCGCAAGCACTTCACGCTGTTCGACCTGCGGGCCGCGCTGAGCGGACTCGAAGCGATGGGCTTTCCCGACGATACGCCGATCCGCGTGCAGGTCACATGGACAGGGCACCTGAAACACCTTTCGGCGTCACGAGACGACGAGCAAGCACAGCAGAAAGCAGCGAAGTGAAAGATCAGCAGATATTCATCGTCGAAGGCATCAGCGAGCGTGGCGGCTGGGAAGTGCTGTTTGAGAGCACCGACCCGGCGACGATCTTCAGTGACTCGCTGAAGCTGAGCATGGAGCGCAAGAGCATGCGATCCACGGCGCTCTACGGTGCGGACGCCGAAGCGTACATCGCAATGCAAGCCGAGCCGAAGAGTGCGCCAGCTGAGCGGCAAGGCAAGCGCGTGCCGCGTATCGGCGACCCGGTCGTCTACTATCAGGGCTCGATGAAGCGCATCGTGCCTGCGTTCATCAATCGCGTGTTTCACACCGTCGACCCCGAGACGGATATGAAGCAGGTCGGCCTGTTCATCATGTGGCCGGACAGGGAAGACTCGATACCGCCGACAGGTTACCGCCCGTACAGCGCCGAGCTGTCCAGCGGGTGCTGGTCGTGGCCTGACGCCGTGCCTGATGCCCTGTGAAGATGAAAGACTGCCGCGTCCCGGCGTGTCGTCGAGAGCGCAGCAAGTCGAGTCGTCTCTATCACTTCGTCAGGCGTCAGCACTCGGCGCACAACATCGTCCATTCACACTCACTGAAGGGATTCGTCTGGGGACTGAATAAACCGCTGCTCCACAACGGCAAACGACACAAGTAGGGTAAACACCCGCCAGCCGCCCTGATAGACCGTCAGGGCGGCTTCTGGCGTGTCTGGATGATAGTTTTATCTGTGAGTACAAGTGACACGCCCGAGAATGGATGAAATGCGAGCCTGCCCTGCCTGCATCAAGCGTTACGCGCAGCTGATTGATCCCGCCTGTCCCGTCTGTCTGGGGGCGGGCGTGTTGCGTCTCGGGCCTGCAGCGCTGGCACTGCACGAGCCCGCCGTCGTCTCGCAGGCCGTGGCGATCGCGCTCGAAGCCGAAGCCCGCGACATCGACCTGAAGCTAACGCTGTCCGATGACCGCACGACGCCGCTGCGCAACACTGTGAAGCAGCTGATCGACGCGGGCATTCTCGCGTACGGCATCAAGATTCCCACAGCTGTGCACAAGCCTGTGGATAAGTCCGAGACGCCTGAAGAGCTCGCGGCCCGGCTGACTGAGGTCATCATCGTCGACGTCGACGCGAAGCTGATCAACGCCCCGACGTACGAGTACCGGGCAGACGAGCGACCGAATGCGCGCGGCCTGCCGCTGCTGTCCGCGAACGGGCACCCGTCGCACCTTGCTCGCGTCGCTGATCCTGCGGAGCCGGGCGAGTCGACCGCCGAGCGTGTCGTCAGCAGGGGCGTGCAGGCGCGCCGGGCTCGCGTGCTCGTCGAAGCGATGCCCGAGACGATCCGACTGAAGCAACGACCCCGACGAAAGAAATCCAAGTGAGCGCAGAGATCATGACAGCCGCACAGCTGAGCGAGAGAAAGCCCGGCGCAGGATCGCTGCAGCCGATCCCACAGCACCGGCTGAGCATCGAGTACGTCAGCAAAGACGCGATCGACCTGTATCCCGGCAACGCCCGCAGGGGCGACATCGACCGCATCGCGAAGTCGATCAGGATCAACGGCTTTTATCAGCCGATCGTCGTGCAGCGGTCGACGGGTTACATCATCGTCGGTAACCACCGCTACCGGGCCGCGACCGAAGAGTGCGGCATGCTCGAACTGCCGGTCAGCTACGTCGACATCACTGACGCAGCTGCGCTGAAGATCGCGCTTGCCGACAATAAGACCGGCGACGAAGCCGACTATGACAACGACGCGCTGATCCTGCTCTTCGAAGCACTCGGCGACGACATCGAGGGCAGCGGGTGGGAACAGTCCGAGATCGACGCGATCACTGAAGCGCTGGACGAAGCGACGCCCGAGCCCGAAGAGGATGAAGGGCCGCGCGTCGTCATGGTCACGGACTGCCCGAACTGCGGGCACACATTCGAGCCCGAGACAAGGATCGAAGATTGAGCAAGGCGACTGAGAAGGCCGTACATGACGCGATCGCCGCGCACGTGGCCGACGAGAGCGGCGGCACTGAGTGGCTGACAGAATATGTGGTGTGCGCGTCGGCGATCGCGACCGAACGCAACGACGGCACGAATTATTACCGGCTGTTACCCGAGAATCAGCCGTACCACCACAGCTTAGGGCTGTGGCATCGCGGACTACAGATGCAGGAGATCGACGGAGATGACTGACTTTACCGGCGCGGCATGGGTGCTGGGCACGCACATCGACAAGGCGACGAAAGAGCTCACGGAGCTGACGCAGAAGCGCGACAGCCTGAAAGCGCAGCTCGAACTTGCCGACCGGCAAATCATCCAAAAGGCGAATGAGATCGGCGACTTCGCTGAAGCCCGCGACCTGCTGATGAACCCGCCAGCTGAGCCAGTCGAAGACGACACGCCCGAGCCCGACGCGGGCGCCTGACGTGTTAAGCTCACTGGCATAACTACATATCGCATCGAGGGGCCAACTCTTGAACAACGCGAGAAAGCCCGCCCCAACTGCTCGGGGCGGGCTTTCTTGTGTCTGGGCTACTGGCGGGCCGGGCTTCGCGGTTCGGTGCGATCAGCCCTTTTCGCTGACGGTGGTCTTACGACGGCGACGCTTGTCTCGCTTGTTGCTGCGGTCCTGTCCCGGTCGTTCTTTCAGCCACTTCTCGACGGTCGCTTCGTTCCAGTATGGGGACTGTCCGAAGCGTCCGTCAGGCTCGGGCAGATCGCCCTGCAGGATGAACGACTTGTCGCCTGTCTCGGCGGCTCGCTGGCGATGGAACCGCGCGCGTTCGTTGTAGGTGCGCACGGTCCCGATCGCGACGCCGAGCTTGTCGGCGAGCATCGCGTAATCGTAGAGCTTCGTCTTAGTTGTAGTAGCCATTTGTACATCTTACCTAAGTGTTGATCGGTGAATCTAGTTGGCCTAGTCCGGCATCCGTACCGGCATCATGAGATACCTGAAGCGGGCGTCGGCGGTGTGCTCTTCGTCGCCCGAGATCAGCAGCGGCTTCGCCAAATTCTCGGGCAGGCTGAACGTGATGACGTCCGACTCGAACGCTTTGAGCGCGGGCAGCAGGTAATGCGGATTCACTGCGAAGCTGAGCGAGTGCTGCGCGTTCGGCGTCATGTGAGTCGGCGGGACTTCGACGAGCCCGGCAGTCAGGACGTCGAGCCCGTCACGGTTCGGCTTCAGCAGCATCTTGTCGCCGAGCAGTTCGAAGTGGCACGGCAGGTTACGGGGCGACAGCCGGGCCGCGACCGTGGCATTGTGCACGAGCTGCTTGCGGTTCACCCTGAACGTGTTCGCGTAGCTGGGCTGAATCAGCTGCTCGATCTTCGGATAGTCGCCGTCGACGCCCTTCGTGTGCAAGACGAAGTCTTCGAAGATGAACTTGACGACCGTCTCGCCGTTGAATGCAGGGCTCGGGCGATGCCCTTCGTATCGGGGCGTTTTCTCGATCCGCTCGGCGCTCTCGACGACGACGCTGACGGGCTGCTTCTGCTTGATCTTCGGGGCGAGCCGCATCAGCAGGTCGCAGTTGATCAGGAATTGCGCGTCTTGCATGACGTTCGCCTGTTCGTTCACGAACGACAGCCGGTAACGGTCGGTGGTGCGCAGCTGCAGCGTACTGTCGGACTTCTGCGCGCTGAACTGGATCGCGGTCAGGATCGGCAGTGTTTGGTCTTTGCTTGCCGACACGGCTGCGCGCTTGATCGCGGTCTTCAGGGCGTCCGGCTGGATGCTGAACGCAGCCGGTCCTGACGCGGTCCTGAAGCGCGGGAACTCGTCAAGGCTAAAGTGCTCGGCGACCGGCATTCTGAAGCCGCCAGCGGCGAACACAGCGATGCGCTTGTCGAGGAAATCGAGCACTTCGATCGTCATCATCTCGCCCCGGTCGTATGCGATGACCTTGATCAGGTCGAGCACGTACTGCAGCGGCAGCAGCAGCTCGAAGTCGTCGGCCTGCGAGCCCGGCACAACAGCCGTAATGCTGGCTTCGTAGTTGTTCGTGGTCAGCGATAGCTCGCCATTCTTGCCGGTGAGCAGGACGCACCCGAGGATCGGGATGATCGGCTTGCGCGTGTCCGTCTGCCGGACGATCGAGAAGGTGCGCAGGACGTCGGCGACTTTCGCCGTCGCTTTGGTCTTCGTCACTGGCTCGACCTGCTTTTCGGTAAGGGTTGCTGTGGTCATTCTGGCGATGCCTTTCAGGTAGTGGCGGGCGACCTGAGCGCCGCCCGCCCTTGTTCTAACAGTTCGTACTATATCAGTAGATCATCTTCAGCCGGGCAGTCGCCCCGGCGCGCATGTACGCGGCGTTTTCGTACGCGTAAACCATGTTCTGCCCATTGCTCGTCGAGCGGTTCGGCTCGAAATACGCCGTTTCGTGGTCGCACAGGTCGCTGACGCGGTTCAGGGCCGCGACGATCCCTTCAGGCTGGCGCAGGCACGACCACACGCGGATAGCGACGCTGCGCCCCGCTTCGGCTTTCGCGAGATCGTCGATCATGCTGCCGTAAATCTGGGCGCCGTCGTTGATCTTGTCGCGCATCTTCCCGGCGTACTGGGCATAGGCGCGAAACGCATTCTCGACGTCGAAGACGAGCTTTTCGAATGCTCGCTTTTCTTCGTCCGTTGCGCGGCGGCTGAGCGCCTTTTCCCGCTCGGCTTTCTCGTGTGCTGCCTTGCGTTTGCGGTAGTCGGCGATGCGATGATTCATGACGTCGATCATGTGCTGGTTCGGCGTGCTGGCGTCGAAGTTTTCCAGCACGACGGAGATGTCGCGGGCGTCGCGCACGTCTACGTCGATCATCCACCCGGCGTTAGGCACCTTGCGGGCGACGGCTTGCATCGTCAGCGGGTAGTTGTCGCGCTTCAGGCGGCTCGTGACGGCTTCGATCTTCGCGGTAATGGCTTTGGTGGTCATTGTCTTCTCTTCTCTGCGTGGGGCGGTGCTGGCGGGCTGCGGGCGGGGCTCGCGCCCCGCCCGGTCGGGCTTAGTAGATGTCGTTGTCTTGCTGGTTGCAACTGAACGTGTTCTGCGTCTTGCTGCCGTCGAGCCATACCGTATCGGCGGAAACAATGTGCTTGACTTCGCCGTATTTGTTCGGTTCGGTCGTCTCGATCTTCGTGACGGTCAGCGTCTCGAACTGGCCTGCATAGATGCCCTTGATGAAGTCGATGATGCGGGCTTCGGTTGCCTTGTCCATGGTGTGCTCTTTTCTCTGGCGGTTGTTCAAGCTGTTAGTACAAGTAAAGCAGGTCATGCCGGGCTGTGCAAGTCCTGCGCAGCTGAACCGCAAAAGAAAGCGGGGCGCCCCTTTCGGAACGCCCCGCCCTGCCTGTCAGCTAGACCGTTGCCATGATCTTCTGAAACGCGAGATTCTTGACATCGAACGCCGTCGCCCCAGTCAGCACCCGCAGCGCCCGAGCTGACTCGATGCTGTCGGACTTGCCGAGCACGGTCGGAGCGTAGTGGTCGACGTACTCAGTGAACGACTGGTAAGCAGCCCATGCCGTGCCGCGAATGTTGTCATTCGTGCTGGCGTCGTTGAACAGCCATTCGAGCTGATCGCGGCGGTTCGCGTCGCGGGTCTGCACTGCCTTAGCGGCGTCTTCGGGAACGTCCCAAAAGTCTTTTACGAGCTCGGCGAAAGCGGCGTCGGTCATGGTCGTCTGGATCATCTTCTCGGCAGCTGCTTCGAACTGTGCGTTATAGGCAAAGGTCAGCTTCAGCGCTTCGCGGGCTTCAGTGATCAGCGAGCCGCTGCCTGCGGTGTGGCGAATGCTGAACTTGCTCTTAGCGTCCCGCATGACTGCGGCCTGCTGGTTCGAGCAGAAGACGCGAGTGTTAGTGATCGCCAGCTTGAAAGAGCTCTGCCCGTCGTGGCTGTTGAATGCTGCGAGGTACAGGTCGACGGGGTCGACGCCGCCGACGAGCATCTGCGAGTTGAGCTTCATCGTCACGAAGACGTCGCGACCGCCGCGCATCTTCGCAGCTGACTCGAAGTGTGCGCCGGACTCGTCGACGATCGCGTCGAGCAGGTCAGCGTGCGCTTCGTTCTGAATCGGCACGTACGTGTTGCCAACGACGCCGAGCACTTCAGGCATGCCTGTTTCGGGGTTCGTGTAAGTGCTGGCGAACTGGCCGGGCACGTCGAGCTCGAATGACATCGGTTCGCCGCCGATGTTTACAGAAGCGGTGGTCGTCAGCGGCGTCTTGCGGACGTTCCAGCCTGCGAGCCCGGCGCCCTGCAGTGCTTGCTTCGCGGTCTTAGCGGTCGAGACGTCCGTGCCGAGCAGGTGAAAAGCGTCGCGGCGGTTGAGGTCGAGGGGAAGAGTTGCTGCAGTCATTTTCTTACTCGCTTTCGTGGCGGTGTGTTCGAACCGTTCGAACAACTAAGAACAGTAAACACGAGTCCGCCAGCAATTACAAGTCAGCTGAGCCGTAAACATTCTGAAGGGTCGACGATCGTGAAATATCCCGCCAGCTCGCGGCGCTGCGTCGACGTCACGAAGCCGCGCAGCGACAGCAGCAGCCGCCAGCTGCCGCGCGTATCCTCCCAGCGGACGGCAAGCGTCCCGGCGCCGTCGAAGCGGCCTGTCGTGCAGTGATCAATCCCGAGCGACTTCAGCGTCGCTGCTTGTGCGGCATTCATGTGAGCTAGGTTACAACGCGCCGCGACGCGCCCGAGACGGCACAGTCGGGCGCGCCCGATAGAATGACGGGACTGA